ATTTCAGCCAAATAATAAAGGCACAGGATATAAAAACTGGCACATTGGAGAGTATCTGTGATGTACTTGGCGTAAAGATGGATTTCTTCTATGGCGAGACAAAGTATGCTCCTGTTACCAAACAGGAGTCAACCGAAGATGACCAAATGGCAACCGAAGACCTTAGCCAAAAGGTTCAGTATTTGCAAGGTCAGTTGACAGCAATGAAGGAAGCCTACCGTTTCCTTCTCGACAGCCTTTCAACAAACGGTTCGTCTAATACTTTGCGTCAAGCAGCGAACGAGTAAAACATGAGTGTAAAATCATCTATCATGATTTCACTAAAGGTAATAAGAAAAAGTAATATACTATAAATATATATGGAAATGTTTTACATATGTTTCCAATAACTTCACGCATCTCCCATTTACAAAGGATTTTTTGCAGCTGCTCAGGCTGCTGTTGAGGAATAATAAGATAAGCCCTCGTAACTAACGAGTTAGGCGGTAAGTCTCTGATAATAAAGAGGCTTGCCGCCTAAGTTGTTTTTAGGCGGTCTGCACATTCTGCATGATTATCGTGCAGAATGTGCAGGGTTTGCTTACCAAAACTTACACCAAATCGGCATGATGCGCTTACCAATGCTTACACATGATTTTTGAATAACAAAAAAATACAGAGACAATGGCAATGTTTAAACCAGTAATCAGGAGACCGCGCAAAGACGGTTTCTTCCAAGTGTACATTCGGGTGATGCAGAACCGCAAGCCCGGATACATCAAGACCGACAAGGTTGTTACGAAAGACTATCTCGACAAGAACAATGACATCACCGACCCTTTCGTGAACGAGTATTGCATGAGGCGCATACTCCGTTTCACAGAACTGCTCAACCGTGTGGATAGTTCAAAGTGGACGGTCAAGCAGATAATCGAGTATGTGACCAAGGAGGACGAGGACTTGTGCTTTTCGGACTATGCGCACCTGCACATAAACCGCATGATTGACAACGGACAGTTGAGGAACGCGAAGAACTACAAGCTGGCACTCCAGCACATGGAGCGGTTTGCAGGGACAACGAGGGTGATGTTCGGGCAGCTCACCTCCACTTTCGTGAACCTGTGGGTGCAGTCGTTGGAACAGACGCACAGGGCAAAGGAGATGTACCCGGTATGCATGAGGCAGGTGTTCCGTGCTGCCGTGGCGGAATACAACGACTACGACAACGGAGTTATCCGCATCAAGACGAACCCTTGGGGCAAGGTGAAGATACCACAGGCTGACCGCACGGCAAAGATTGCCATCAGCCCGGAGGAGTGCCGCGTGTTCTTCGCTGCCCCATTGCCCGAGACGAAAATGATTGATCCATTGCCCGAGATTGGGCGTGACGTGTCGAAGATGATACTTTGCCTTGCAGGTATCAACACGGTTGACCTCTTCGAGATGAAGAAAGAGAACTACCGAAACAGCTGCTTGTGCTACAACAGAGCCAAGACGAAAAAGACGCGCACCGATGATGCGTACATCGAAATGAGGGTTGAGCCTGTGATACAGCCGCTGATGGAGAAATACTTAGCAGAGCCTAACGACCCTTATCTGTTCCGTTTCCACAAGCGTTTTTGCGACAGCGACTCGTTCTGTGCAGGTGTGAACAACGGCATCAAGCAGATTTGCAGGAGTCTGGGCATCCCCAAGGAAAAACAATACAGGGCGTACACATTCCGCCACACTTGGGGAACGGTGGCGCAGAACGACTGCGGAGCGACCATTGACGAGGTGGCTTTTGCCATGAACCACTCGCACGGACGCACCATCACGCGCGGCTACATCAAGCTGGACTTCTCCCCTGCATGGGAACTGAACGCAAAAGTGATTGACTTCATCTTCTTCAGCACGGCAAAGAGCAAGCAGGGCTTGGCGCACGATGTGGAAGAACGCAAGGACACGATGTTCCGCATTGCGCCAAAGTACATGATTTATGCAAGGGCGTACTACCGTGGCGAGGTACTAGCCGAAGTAAGCGACATTGGTTTCAGCAACATTGACGAGGTTATAGCCCGGCTTGCAGCGAAACTGCCCGACACTATCCCGGACAGGTGTGCCGTGCAGTTCCGCATCAAGAACGTGGACACCGACAGAGAGGCGGTGTACGAGAGGACTAAAGGCAAAGGGTTTTAGACAAACTCAACAAAGATGTTTTTGCGTCCATCCTGCGAAATGAGCTTGAGGTTGTCTGCAAGAATGTTGTCGGGATTGACAACAAGATGCAATACCGCTCCATGCTTGACAGCAGTTTGTGCCAGCAGTCTAATGTTTGAAACGGAGAAATTGTCCGCATAAATCTTCACAGACGTGCCATTCTGCAAAAGCATGGCAATGTTTTCGTAATTTGTTTTCATCATGATGCGTTTTTGAGTTCACGGCAAAGGTATCAAACAAGAACTTCAACTACCCTTTATCTTTTGCGACACGCCCGGCTTTGCAACTCCGCAAGGTCGGGCTTTCTTTTCGCCCCAACTTTTCTTCTCTACTTTTCTTCAAACAAAAAAAAGAAAATCAAAATCCGAAGTCGTTTTTGTCGTTGTCGTCGTCTTATATTATACGACGTTAGGAGTATAATATATATATTCCTTATTCCTATATCTTATATAAACTATCGTTTATATCTACGCGCGTGCGCGAGAAACGAACGGTAGCCTTTTGAGTTTTCTATATTTTTGAAAAGGCTACCCTTTTTGAAATTAAAACCCTACCGTTTTTTATTGGCTGCAAGTACTTGTGTTTCAACGATAATCGCAAAAACCTATTTTTGAAGTTTTATCTACGTTTGCAACACGCAAACGCACCACTTTTTCAACGAGTTTTCTAAAAAGTTCAAGAAAATCAAGCACATAAAATGGTTACTTTTTATGCTCTTTTTCATAACGCTACCCTTTTATTTTTAGAAAGGCTACCCTTTTGTTTGTCTTTCGTTTGGGTTTTGAAAACAAAAAGGCTACCCTTTTTGTTGGGTTATGCTTGGGTTTTTGAAAAACGTAAGTGTAGGGATAAAAAATAGCGGCCTATCCATCGCGGACGGGTCGCTAAAACTATGAGTGAAAATTGCGAATTGTCGGGTCTAAAAGTAGATGCGATAGACGGTGAGGTGTGGTGAGGGGTCAGTCGTCCTCGTCATCATCTTCGTCAGCGTCCTCGCCACAGAGGGCGGAAAGTTTGTCCTCGATGGTGCGGACGTTGATTTTGGCAGACATATCCACATCAACGGCTTTCATCTTCGGTGTGTGGAACTCCAGCAAGCGCAGTTCGGCATTGACACGGTCGTCCGGGGCGAGTTCTGCCATGTCAAGTTCAAAGTCGGACATGATTGTGGCTTTTCCGTTGAACTTGACGTTCTTAGGCTCGAAGTAACTCAAAGAATGTGCGCGGATAAACCCTTTCAGAGGGTTCTCCTTGTTGGGCGTGCCTTTCTTACGCCCTCCTGTTTTCATACCTTTCATATTTCTCTTCTCCTTATCTTGTTGTGGTGTGGACGCTCCATCAACGTCCACGGCCTTGTGATACAAAAGTTAAAAGTCGTGGGCAAAGATACCTTATTAATTTAGCGCACGAATTATAACTTTTGAAATACAAACGATTATGGGACTGATAGGAGCAGCGGTAGGAGCCGCAGGAAGCATCTTCGGTGGCATCAGCGCGAGCAAGGCGATGAAGCGCATGAAGAAGAATGTCGAGGCACAGCGCAAGGCCAACCAAGACTGGTATGACCGCAGGTATAACGAGGATGCCACACAGAGAGCTGACGCGCAGAGGATACTCACCCAGACGGAGCTGAGCATCAAGAACCGCAACCAACAGGCGGCAGGTGCGCAAGCCGTGATGGGTGGCACGGACGAGAGTACGGCAGCAGCCAAAGCCGCCAACAATCAAGCCTTGGCGGACGCCACATCGCAGATTGCCGTCAATGCGGACGCACGCAAAGACCAGATAGAACAGACGTACAGAGCCAAGGACGATGAGTATGTGAACCAGCTGAACGCCATCGAGCAAGGCAAGGCACAAGCCATTGCAGGAGCCGTGCAGGGCGTGGCAAGCGCGGCATCGTCAATGCCTTTCTAACTTAAAGAACAACAGATATGAGCACAGGAAATCCACCTAAAGGCAGTGCCGACTGGCTTGCAGAGCAGGACGGAGCGGACACCACTCCCCCTGCCAAGGGTACGCAAGCGTGGACGGACCAGCCTCCACAGCCCGAACCAGCCCCGAAAGGCACGCAGGAATGGGCGGAGCAGAACAGCGGAGAGAATGCCCCGGTAACGGAGAGCAAGCCGACACCGCAGACAGATGTCGCGCCACCTGCCGACAAGGGCTTGGGCGTGTCGCCACAGAACAATGCCGATGCTGTCATGGGCTACGACCAACAGATAGCGGCATTGCAGGAGGCGGCCAACAAAACCAAACCCGAAACCGAGGAGGAGCGCAAGAAACGCGAGCGCAGGGAGAAGTCGAAGAAGATAATCGCAGCCGTTGGTGACGGTCTGATGGCGTTGAGCAACCTCTACTTCACGACACGAGGTGCGCCCAATATGTACGACCACAAGACCATGAGCCAACAGACACCCTTGCAAGCGCAGCTCGACAAACTCAAAGCCGAGCGTGAGGCCAATGCCGACAAGTATTTGCAGTATTCCCTCAAAATCGGAGACTTGCAGAACGACAGAGCCAAAACACTCCGAGAAATGGAGGCTGAGCAGGAGCGCAGGAAACTGGCGAGGGAAAAGGCACAGCGAGAGCAGGAGGCGCACGGCTGGCTTGCTGCATTGCAACCCGACAAACTGCGTGAGCAAGCAGGAAAGGCCACGAAAGCCGAGCAAGAAGGCATTACCGCAAAGGCGGAAGCTGACAATGCTCCTGACCTCTACAAAGCAAAGGTTGATACGGAAAAGGCACGAGGCGAGGCACAGCGAGCGTCAGCTGCATCCAGCCGGGCAGCAGCCACAGATCATTACGCTTCGGCAAGGGCGCACGACCGCTCAAACAACAATGAGTTTAGCGCATGGGACGAGAATGGACGCGAACACAAGTTCAGAACGGCAGCAGCTGCGGAGGCATTTGCCAGACAGCACGGTACATTTGAGGAAACCGATGTCACCTCTACAAGCACTACGGACAGTGAAACCAATGGCAAGTCCACTACGACTTACAAGAAGAAAAGTGGTTATGCCAAGCGCGTAGTGCGTCAACCTGCGACAAAACCAGCACCGAGACCGCAGCAGGGGTCATCATCATATAAGAATACAAAAGCATTAGGATTATAAGGATATGCCATACGATAAAATAGACCAACTCTATGACGCACTGAAAAAAGACGGTGCAGTCAGCAAGAGCCGAGAGAATTTTCGCAGTAAGATGCTTGCTCCCGGAAAGGAGGGCTATCAGAACCGTTTGCAGCTTTACAAAGCTCTGAAAGCAGATGGGGCTATTGATAGTCCTACATATGAGGAGTTTGGCAAACGGTTGGGACTTCATGCAGTGAATAACACACCTGCACCAGCCCATCCACAGCCACAGAAGCCGACCGCAGCCCCGGCACAAGCTGCCACACCTGCGCCAAACTCGGCTCCAGCAACGCCACAGCAGAAAGACAAGCCGCTCACCCCTGCACAGCGACAGGCGATGATAGACCAAGTGCAGCAGATGCAGCAACAGACGCAAGCCATGATAGCCGACAACAACGAGCGCATGAAGAACATGAAGCAGTATGGGTTCGGACTTGGCTTCGGTCAGACAAAGAAAGGTGGTGTGAAGTACAATCCACGTACAAAGAAGTTCGAGCAGACCTACATCACACCGACTGGCAACAGATACAGCAGCAAGGCGTTGGCTGATGCAGAAAGCTTCCGTTATCGCAAGGCTGCAAGTGAGCCTCTTGGCCTCAATATGAACGACCAGCAGGTGAACGACGCTCAGAAGCCAGCCAGTGCAGCCGTTGCAGCCTTGTGGAAAGAGGCAGAGGCTAAGTATGCAGCCGACCGCAACAAAAATGCGGAGGACGTGTATAGCGGCAATCCGTGGCTTCATGGAGGGCGTGAGATGCACATTGTCGATGCAGCCACCAACTCACACAAGAATGAGGTGTCGCGCCTTACGCGCTTTGACCTGCAGAAGATGATGGACAATGCGTGGGGACGTGTAGGCAAGCAGATGACGGCATCATGCTATGCGCAGCTGAAAAAGCAATACCCCACCGCAACCGAGCGTCAGTTGCAGAACTCGGCATCGGCAATGGCTCGTCAGTTGTCTGACAATGCCGTGTACAAGTATGCCGTGGCAAAGAACACGCCCAAGAGCACCTTGGAGTTCTTCGCCAAGACCGCAGCCGACATGAACCTATTACGCACTATCAACAAGGGACTGGCACGGAGCGAGGCTGGAACGACAGGCGACATGGCCGCATACGAGCAAGCGATGAGCGACTACGGCAAGAACCACCGTTGGGCGCAGATTGGCGGTACGGTGACAGGCATGATGTTCGACCCTACCACTTATATATCGGGTGGTGTCGGCTCGTTTGCAGGTAAGACGGCACTCAACATAGGAGGACGCATTGTTGCAAAGAAAGCAGCCACCAATGTGGGCGCACGTCTGTTTAGCAATACGCTGACCGGGCGTGTCGTGGCTGGTGTGGCAGGAGGTGCCGGGAACCTTGGCGCATACGAGGGCATCAAGGAGGGCGAAAGTCAGTGGCTGCATGGCGGACACATCAACCAAGAGACAGGTGAGAACGAGGGATATTCCGCAGGCGACGTGCTGAAATCGTCCCTGCACGGCACATTGCTTGGCTCGGTAACGGGTACGGTGTCGCCTTTGTTGGGCAATGTGGCTGACAAATGGGTAAAGGCAACATCGAACACGGCAGGTAAGGTGGGTATCCGTGCAGGAGAACTTGCCACATCGACTGTGGCCGAGGGTACAATATTCTCCATTCCCGAATGGATTAGCGGTGATGGCGATGCCATGGACGTGTGGACGGACAACATGGCCATGATGATAGGCTTCAAGGGACAGCACATGATAAAGTCTGCCCCTCGTGTCATTGCAGGGCTACGACCCATTGCAGACCCCAAAACCATGCAGGAGCGCAACCACAACCGCATGAGTTTCTTGGAGAGACTGCGCACGCAACTGGACGCAAGTCCGCACGACATGGCATTTACCAAGGAAGAGCGCGAGGAGTTGCAGAGGTACGGCTATGGCGACCTCGCGGCACTCTTCACACGCACACCCAAGCAGCCCAAACCAAAGGCAAAGCCGACAACCACGGACGGAAAGGTAATGAACTTTGACATTCCCGAAGCCGAGGTTGAGGACTTGGGCAAACAGTGGCTCAAGACACACCCCGAGTTTGACGGTTACGATGCCATGCAACGTCTCATTCAAGACCCAAGCGTGAGCCAGAGCGCGAGAGCCAAGGCATACTATATCCTCACTGGCCGTCAGTTGCCGATGGGCAGCGTTACCGGGTACACCACAGAAAAGGACGAGAACGGCAATATCTTCGTGAAGTCCGTAACCGCCAATGGCGAGGTGGTAACAAACAGACGCTTTGCTGACGAGACTTCAGCCAAGAGGGAGCAGGACAAAATCATGCGCCAAGTCGAACTCAACAGCGTAGATGTCGGTGAGCGTTACACCGAGGCAAAAGCTGACAACAAGGTATGGGAAGCAGCCATCGAAGCTGTCGCACCCGGTGCCGACTCCGAAACCGTCATGCGCAACTACAAGGCTGCAAAGGAGGGCGACAAGGACGCAATCGCCAACTATGGGCAGATGGTAGATGCCATAGACAAGTTCATGGAAGAGAACAGAGGCATGGCAGACGCAGAACGTCCCGAGGCAATCCGTGCAGCCATCAAGGAAGATACAGGCGTAGATGTGGACGCGGCCATCAAAAAAGAGTCGAGCAAGCGCACCGAACCAGAGCAAGCAGCCGTGGAGGACTATCTGAAACGGCTTTTCCCCGAACAGAACCAAGAGACAGAGCAACCCATGTCAGATGACGAGGCAGGAGCAGCGGCCATCTATGACCAGTCGCGCCTGTTGTGGGACAAGGTGGAACAAGGCGATGCGGATGCAAAGGCCGATGTGGATGCCATTGTTCTTCGTATGCAGGAGGCTTTGCAGGAGTGTGAGGACGCTTTCGGTACTGACGCGGAAATGCGCATGGCCGAGATGCAGGATAATCCGTGGGCATTGGCCAACGACCCCGAACTGACGGAAGACCAGCAGAATGCGGTACTCTACTACATTAATGCCAAGGCAGCGATGGACGGTGTGCAGGATGCGTCCAACGATGCGATGGAGAATAAGCGCAGGGAGGTAGCCGCCAATGTGGAGCGACACACCCACAAGGACAATGGCTTGGTGCAGCCAGCTACCATGAAGGTGGACGACAAGCCTGTGTACATTGTAAAAGGTAATGTCGCAGTACTTCCCGATGGTACAGGCATAGACACACAGAACTCCGACCAAAGCATTGTGATATGCGATGCTGAGACAGGCGAATACAAGTTTATCAGTCCCGACCAAATCTTCAATCTCGGTGATGCCATTGACCCACAAGCCGAACTTGACGAGGCTTATGCCAACATTCAAGCTGAGCATGAGGCCGTGCTTGGTGGTATGGAAAATGGTGAAAGCATACCAAAATCGGGAGAAAGCGTACATGAAACTCCCGAAAACGTACAGAACGAGGGCGAGAACGTGCAGCAGCCCATGACAGACGAGCAGTTGCAGCAGTACGCCCAAGGTGCTTTCAACGAGGCCACGCAAGGCGATGGTGGCGTTACACTTCCACAGGAGCAGGTTGAGCAGATGCAACAGCATAACCAACAGATGTTGGAGCAGGATCAACAGCGCAGGGAGGAAGAAGCCAACCGCCAGCCGACTGCACTGGAGCGTGTTCCTCTTAATGAGGAGACTGGCGAACCCATGTTTGAGAAAGCCGACAAGGAGACAGCCCTTGACGCACTCAACGAGGTTACAGGCGGCAACGATGCCAACACCACAGCCATTGTCAATGCGCAGGTGGAGCAAGCGCAAAAGACACTCGATGCGCTGAAGAAGAAACAGCCGACCAAGAAAGCACCGTCCCTCAAAGGCTCGCCCATGGCAATGGTTAAGGCACAGCAGGAGGCCGATGCCAACTACAATGCCGCCATGGAGCAGTACAACGCACAAGTGGCGAATGCGGAGGAGACACTGGGCGCATGGTCGAGGATTTACACCCTTATGAACGAGCGCAAGCGTGCAATTCGTGAACAGCAGGAGGCAGAGCAGCGTGAGCGCGACAAGCAGATGCACGATGCAGCCGTGGCGCAGGTTGAGGAGCAGAAACGCATTGCGGCACAGAAAGCTGCCGAGCAAGCCGAGGTAGGCACCCATGCTGTGAACCCGAAGATAAAGGCCAAGTGGGACGGAGCCGCCAAGGTGGAGGGCAATCCCAACGCACTCACCCTTGCGGACGGTTCTACCATTCGTGGGCATTACGTCCTCACCGAGGCAGGAGCCGCGTCAGCAAGCCACGATGTGAACAGCGCCTTTGAGCCGACCGAGGGCTTCCCCATTGACGAGAACGGAGAGAGCGTGAACGACCGCGACTACAAGCGCGACACGGACGCACAGCGGATAGTGAGGGACATTGCCAACAGCTACGACAGCCGCGCCTTGCAGTCGCCTGTCATTGTCAGCAAGGACGGTGTGGTGCTTTCGGGCAACAACCGCACCATGTCGGGCGACATTGCAGCCCAGCAGGGAACAGACAAGGCGTATATTGACCACCTGCGCGAGTTCGGACAGATGTATGGTTTCACCCCCGAACAGATAGACGGCATGAAACATCCGCGTGTGGTGTTCGTCCCGGACGAGCAACTGCCCTACGATGCAACCACATTCGCACGTTTCAACGCAGAGCAGCAGAAGAAACAGAGCAAGCCAGAGCACGCGGTGAAACTCGGCAAGATTGTCCCCGACAATGTTTTCACGAGCATCACCAATGACATCAGCCGCTTTGACCGCCTCTCGGACTACTATGCAGACGACAAGGCAGTATCTTCGGCTATCAGTCAGTTGCTCGGTGCAGGAGTCATCAACGAGATGCAGCTGCCCGAAATGCGCACAGGCAACTCGTTGTCGGCCGCAGGAAAGGAACTTATCGAGAATACGCTTATAGGCAAGGTCTTTCAGACTTCGCCCGATGCCGTGCGCCATATCATCAGCACACCCACATTGCGCCAGTCGGTCATTATGGGTTTGAACGAGATAGCCCACAACCGCACACTTGCCAAGAGTGGCTACGACCTAAGCAATGAGTTGGGTGCAGCCGTTGACCTTGTGGCAAGAGCCAAGAGCGCACACCCCGACATTTTCAAGGACGGAATGCCTGTGTCGCCATTCGGCAGGGAGCAAGGTCTGTTTGATGATGAATACGGAGACAGCCGAGTGACGGACGGCACGGTATTGATGCTTGCCGACATACTGAACAGCGGTAAGCCAAGCGACCTGCGCAAAGTACTCTCTACCTATAATAGTGCCGCAGTAGCTCCAGCTGGTGGTCAGTTGGATATGTTTACTGGCGATGTACGTTCCAAGGAACAAATACTTAATGACGTAAATGAATTATTCAGAAATGCAACACCAAAAGAACAACAAGCTATCGTCGATGCAGCCATTGCAGAACGCAAGCGCAACGCAGAAGCCGAGGCAGAACAGCGTGGACGAGACGAGGCAACTGAACAAACTAAGGATGCTGTACAACGCAGTACAGAGCCTCAACAACCAGCAGTAGCCGAGACCGAACCTGCCAAGCAGGAGGAGACTCCACAAACAGAAGAACCCAATACCGACACCATTGCCGAGGAAGAGGAAGAGGCATTGCGCAACCGCATCACCGAAACCGATGAAGAGTGGACAGAGCCAAGCGCAAATGGCGACATCTACAAGCAGAAACTCCTCATTGACGGTAAGGAAGTAATCAAGGTGGACGCTCCAGACGAGAGCAAGAACTATCCCGGCACTTACTACGAGGTGGACGGCAAGCAGTTTGGCGACCTGCAAGAAGTGGTCAGACACCTTGACGGAGCGGAACAGCCGTTGTCAGCCAAGATAAAGACCGCATCAGCCGATGTGAACACCGAACCCACAGAGGCACAGAAAGAGGCCGGCAACTACAAGAAAGGCCATGTTCAGGTCGGCACGTTCGACATCACCATTGAGCAGCCGCAAGGCAGTGTGCGCAAAGGCACGGACGCTGACGGCAAGCAGTGGGAAAGCAAGATGCACAACACCTACGGCTACTTCCGTGGCACGGAGGGCGTGGACGGAGACCACATAGACGTGTTCCTCTCCAACGACATTGACGGTTGGAACGGGCGCAAGGTATATGTGGTGGACCAGTACAACCCCGATGGTACGTTTGACGAGCACAAGGTGATGCTTGGCTTTAACGACATGGACGAGGCAAAGAGCGACTATCTCGCCAACTATGAGAAAGGTTGGGAAGATGGGCGCAGGATTGTAGTGTCTGCAACGAACCTCGAAGATTTCGAGAAGTGGATAGACAGCAGCCACCGCAAGACCAAGCCGTTTGCGGAGTATGCAGGGGTGAAGAAAGAAACCGTGGCCAATACTCCTGCAAAGGAAGAGGCGGCAGTACCTACCGACAACGCAAACAATGCAGCCTACACCATCACTCCTGCCACCTATACTAATAAGAAAGGTAAGACGAGCGATGTGTCATTGCTTACTTTCAATGATGAACTGACAGCCGACCAAGAGCGAGCCGTCAAGGAGTTTGCCAAGGAGCGACTTGGCGAGGGACGCTTTTCTCCTGCAAGAGGTTGGAAAGACAGCGAGAGCGGAGGCTGGATGTTCCGCAGCGAGGAGGACGCACGCAAGGCTGCTGAAATGGTGGACGATGATGATGCTGTGGCAGACAATCAGCCGCTGACAGCGCAGGAAATGCGCGATGCCGTAGAGCCGAAGAAACCTGCAACACGGAAGAAAGCCACGGCTAAGAAACCTGCCAACAAGGTTGAGGTGGCCGATGTGACAGAACAAAAGCCGACAGAGCCAACCAAGGAAGAACCCAAACAGCCGACCAAGGAGGCAGAAAAGCCTAAGTATGAGGTGAGTGACGAGGAGATGAACGGATTGATGAACGATATTCGCAACATTCTCGGCATTGGTGCTGACGAGGGTGATGCGGGGTTGAAGTTCCGTGACCCCGATGAACTGACCGCAGAACAGCGTCAGAAACTCATGTCAGTAGGCCAGCGTCTGGCAATGGCAATGGTGGAGCGCGGCAATGAGTCGTTTGGCGACTACGCCTCCATGATGGTAAAAGCACTTGGCGACAAGGTACGTCCGTGGCTAAAGGCATTCTATGGCGGACTGGAGTATGTACCCGGTTACGATAAGTACGCCCTCACTCCCTATGAGGAGGTGAAAGCCTTTGACGTGGAGAACTTCGACAAGCTGCACAAGGACGTGCTTGCACAGGCCGATATGATTGTTGAGGAGGGTAAGGCACAGGCCGCAGCCGACAAAGCGAATAATGAACTCAAAGCAATAAGAAATGAGCAACGAAAAGAAACTGACAAGCAAACAGAAACAGATACAGCAGCTCTTGCAGCAGAAGCAGAGACTGTTGCAAGCGAAACAGAAAGTCTCGCAGAAACTTCAAGCGATGAGCAAGCTCTCAACGGAGCAGCCGAGCGAGTAGATGAAACCCTCGACAAGGTGAACGACCAGCTCGCCTTGCTTGGCTATTACGAGGCCGACCAAGTGGAAAAGGACTTCAACGAGGCATACGGCTATATGCGCAATGCCGAGAAGAAAGCCGTCAAGGACGCTGCCAACCTTGCAAGCCAACTGATAGACGACCTTGGACTTGACCGATACGAGGCCACCCACGGAGAGGCAGACAAGAAAGGAAAGCGCAAGACCAAGCCCCTTGCAGTGGCCAACATAGCTCCGGCAGGAGGCGATGTAACCATGCACTTGCCGTTGGCAGAGGGCAGAGAGTTGTATGTGAATGTTCAACTTGCACCATCAGCAGGGAAAGGCATCACCAACTATGGCGGTGATAATCTTGAAGTAACTGGTATCATGTGCCGTGTGGAGAACCCCAATGCAAGTGGTAATGACCGCTACGGACAGAATATGTGGTTTGCCGAAGATGTAACCTATGATGAACTGCTGAAGAATGTGCAGCGTGACACCTACAAGTATATCCCCGAGCGAGGTAATGTCAAGGAGGGTGAATACAAGGTTGGCGACAAGGTGCAGTATTCTCCCGATGGCAATACATGGCATGATGCGGTAGTGGCACAGCCTAACGAGTTGGATGGCATACGCATAGACACAGGCCAAGCACCTGTCATGTGGGTAAATGCCCACCCCGACCAGTTGCGGCACAAGGCACAAACCGAGCCACAGAATGAGGACATTTTCCAAAAGGCGGAACGCATTGCCAAGGAAGCACGCGAGAAGAAAGCGGCCAAGGCTGCATCAGAGCCTACCACTACTCCAGCATCGACAGAGCAGCCGAAACCAGCGATGAAGAAAAAGGCATCGAAGAAGAAAGTTAAACCAGAGCAGCAGGTGGGCAATTTGTTTGCTGGGCTGTTCGATGAACCGAAAGAAGAAAATGGATTACAACGAAATGATGATGCGGTACGCACCGAAGCAGTGCCGACCGACAATCGTGGACAACAGCAAGGACTTCGAGGAGGCGAAAGCACAACTCGCAAAGCAGCTGCACAAGAAAGTGGAAGACCTGACAGAGGACGAGGAGGACAAAGCACTGGCGCAAATCGGGCTGAGTCCGCTGGACTTCATGGACTAACAGAGCCGAAGAACACGCGCAACAACCATTCGGAGCGTGGCGCAGACCATGCCCCGACCTCGGTAAACGGCAGAATAGAGGCCAACATCAAAGCCATTGAGTTGGCACATGAGTTACTTGAGAGCGGTGAGACAGCCACTCCCGAGCAGATGCGTGTGCTCAGACAATTCAGCGGTTGGGGCGGACTTGGAGCCGCATTCAGTGATGGAGGCTACGACTGGAAACAACGTGAGCGCAACAAGAAGATACGCGAGTTGCTGGGCGAGGAAGCCTACGAGCAAGCCGTGATGAGTGCCAATAGTGCCTACTACACTCCTGCCTACGTTGTTGATACCCTTTGGGACATTGCAGGACAACTCGGTTTCAAGGGCGGCAACATCTTGGAGGGTTCGGCTGGTATCGGCAATATCCTCGGACAGATGCCAACAGCCGTGAGCGAGCGCAGCGACATACACGCCATTGAGATAGACGGCACATCGGGCGGCATACTCTCGTTGCTCTACCCCGATGCCAAGGTGGACATACAAGGCTTTGAGCAGACACGCATACCTAACGGCAGCGTGGACTTGGCCATCACCAATGTGCCATTCGTTACCGGGTTGCGTGTGAACGACACCACAGGCGACAGCGACCTGTCGAAGAAGTTCCACAATATCCATGACTTCTGCATTGCCAAGAACGTGCGTAAACTGCGTGAGGGCGGTCTGGGTATCTTCATATCGTCAAACGGCACACTCGACAACAGCAAGGCATTGCGTGACTGGGTGGTGAACGAGGGAGGTTCGGACTTCATCGGAGCATTCCGCATGAACAACAAGACCTTTGGCGGCACGACCGTAACATCAGACATCATCGTAGTCCGTAAGCGCGTGAACGGTCAGAAGTCGGCACAAGCCATTGACGTGAGCAACATCAGCGGTGAGCGCACAGCCGAGTATGATGAGCCGGGCGCACGCAAGGCCAAGCAGCTCTCCATGGACTATAACAAGTATTTCATCGAGCACCCCGACCACATGGCAGGAGAAATGCGCTTTGCCTTTGAGGAGGGCGACACGTTCAGACCCACAAGCAAGGGACTTTACCCGGTAAGCGGCAAAGACCAAGGCAAGATGTTGGCCGACTTCGTTAAATCGTTCACGGAGGAAGAGTGCGGTAGCGCAGAGACCACAGAAAGCGACAAGCCTGTTTATGTGAACGATGCATCGGCAGACGGCAAGAAACTTGGCGAGATGTACTTGAAAGACGGCAAGCTCGTTACGGCAGGTATGGGCGGCTACTATCCTCTTGAAGTGAACGACAAGAAGATAAAGGGACACACCAAGCAGGAGTGTTTCAATGCATATATAGCCATCAAAAGCGCATTGGCCGATGTGATGAAGTACCAGACAGAGAACGAGGGCGATGCAGGACTGCAACCATTGATAGAAAAACTCAACAAGGCATACGATGCCTTTGTCAGCACCTACGGACACTTCACCAAGAACAACCAGTTGGCATGGCTGCGCAATGACGTGGACTATCCCAACGTGTTCTCCTTGGAAGTGTACAAGGAGCAAGGAGACGGCAAGGGCGGTGTGGTCAAGACCTATGACAAGGCAGACGTGATGAAAGGCCGTGTCGTGGAAAAGGAAAGCGAGCCGCACCCCGAAAACGTCAAGGACGGAGTTGTTGTGAGCATGTTCAAGAACGGACGCATTGATGTACCCTACATTGCCGGGCAGCTCGGTATGGGCGAGGATGCGGTGAAACGTGAAATCATCGAAAGCGGCCTTGGCTTTGAAGACCCAACCTCACGTCAGATGGAAGTGTCGTATCAGTATCTGAGCGGCAATGTGCGCGAGAAACTGAAACAGGCAGAGGCCAACAACGAGAATGGCGAGTATGACAAGAACATCAAGGCATTGCAGGAAGTCGTGCCGATGAATATCCCTGCCCACTTGATAGACTTCACGCTCGGCTCGTCATGGCTTGACCCCAAACTCTATGACGCTTATGTGAAAGAGCGCACCGACATAGACGTCCATTTCACGGCAGCAGGTGGCACATGGTTCATGAACGCCCCGACATACGGAGTGAACGTGGAGAAGAACCGTGCAATGGGCGTGGTGAGCGAGATGCTGAAGAAAACCATCATGGGACATGAACTCATCGGAGCCGCCATTCAGAACAAGAGCGTTATCGTGTCACGCACGGAGAAACACTATGACGGCACAACGGAAACCATCACCGACCGCGAGGCCACGTCAGCGTGTGCAGCCAAGATAGACGAGATACGGCAGGACTTCAAGGACTGGATGCGCCAAAAGATGCAGAGCGATGCGGACTTGTCGGCACGCATGGAGACGGAGTATAACGACCGTTTCAACAACTATGTGCCTATGAGCATACCCGATGACTTCGTACCCGAATACTTCGGAGGTGCGACCCACAAGTTCAAGATGCGTCCCCACCAAGGCAAGGCCATTGTGCGCGGCACGATGCAGCCGTTGTTGCTCGCCCACGAGGTAGGTACAGGCAAGACGTTCACCCTTATCTCTACAGCAATGGAGATGCGCAGACTCGGCACTGCACGCAAGCCTATGATTGTGGTGCAGAACGCCACCGTAGGCCAGTTTGCAGCCTCGGCCAAGGAACTCTACCCCAATGCCAAGATACTCACGTTGGAGGACAACGACCGCAACGCAGAGGGACGAAAGAACTTCTACGCCAAAATCAAGTACAACGACTGGGACATGATAGTAGTGCCACAGAGTACCTTTGAGTTTATCCCCGACAGCGATGAGCGGCAGATGCAGTTCATCCAAGACAAGATAGATGAGAAAATGCTTGTGCTTGAACAGATGCGACAGGCTGACTCCAGCGGCAGAGACCCGATAACGAGACGTGCCGAAAAGGAGTTGGCCGACCTGCAAGCGGAAATGGCTGCATTGTCGGACGACATATCGAAGAAACGCACCGCCAACAACGAGAAGAAGAAAGCCGTGGCCAAGCAGAATGCGGCAGTCAAGGCACAGGAAATGCTCGACCGCAGGACGGACGATGTGGAGAACTTTGACGATATGGGCATTGACGCACTGCTCATTGACGAGGCGCACGAATACAAGCACCTCGGCTTTGCCACTGCCATGCAGCGCGGAGTGAAAGGCGTTGACCCATCGTACAGCAAGAAGTCGCAAGGCGTGTATCTAAAGACACAAGCCGTGCTGGAGAAGAACAACGGACGTAACGTCATCTTTGCCACTGGTACGCCTATCAGCAACACTGCCGCAGAGATATGGACTTTCATGCGCTACCTCATGCCAAAGGACACCATGAAGGAGTACGGCATCTACTACTTTGACGACTTCGTGCGCAACTTCGGCAACATACAGCAGATGCCCGAATTTGGCACAAGCGGCAAGTTCAAGGAAGTGAACCGCTTTGCAGGATATGTGAACCTGCCCGAATTGGTGCGTATCTGGTCGGGAGTGGCCGACACCGTGCTGACCAAAGACCAAACCGAGCTGGTGAAGAAAATACCCGAAATGGAGGGCGGCAAGGCACAGGACATCTATCTGCCACAGACACGCGCCCTGCGCAGCGTGATGAAGTATGTGCGTGATGAACTCAAACGCTTTGACGAAATGAGCGGCAAGGAGAAGAAAGAGAACAGCAGCATTCCGCTCACCATGTATGGCATAGCACAGGGAGCCGCTGTCGATGCCCGACTTGTTGAGATGGACGCAGAGGATGATCCAAAGAGCAAGACCAACGAGGCCGTGCGCCAAACCCTGCGCTCGCTGAAAGAGACGGACGACTACAAGGGAACGGTGGCCATCTTTGCCGACCACTACCAAAACAAGCGCAGCGGTTTCAACCTGTATGAGGACATCAAGCAGAAACTCATAGCGCAGGGCGTACCCGAAAGTGAGGTTGTTGTGATGAAACCCGGTATGACCATCAAGAAGAAGTTGGAAATCTTCGACAAGGTGAACCGTGGCGAGGTGCGTGTGGTACTCGGCAGTACAGCCACCCTTGGTACAGGCGTGAACATACAGGAGCGTCTGCACACCCTTATTCACCTCGATGCGCCCAACCGACCGATGGACTACACACAGCGCAATGGCCGTATCTTGCGACAGGGCAACCTGCACAAGCAATGGGGCAAGCCAGTACGTGTGCTCCGTTTCGGTGTGGAGGACAGCCTTGATGTAACAGCCTATCAGCGACTGAAAACCAAGGGAGCGATTGCCGACAGCGTGATGGAGGGCGACCGACTGATGCAGGACAGCATGAACAACCGTGTGCTTGAAGAGGAAGAAGATGTGTTCGGTGATACCGTGGCGCAGCTTTCGGGTAGCGAGTATGCCCTGCTGAAAAACAATGCGGAGAAGAATGTGCGAAAGTACGAGAGCAGCAGAAAGCAGTGGGAGGCCGACCAAACCTATATCCACAATGCCAAGCCCAAGCTGGAGGGACAAATAAAGGCCGCAGAGCAGCGAGCAGAGGAAGCCAACGCCCACCTGCTTGCCGTGCAAAAGGCATTCCCCGATGGCAAGTTTACGGAGATAACCGTAGGCAAACAGAAGTTCGGTTCTGTTGATGCCATGTCCGACTTCATCAAGGAACACAACAAGAAAATCCTCGATGCAGTAAAGGCTATGAAAGAACACCCAGGCAATGCGGCACAGACCAACACCCTCACCTTGTTGTTGGGTGGCTATGACTTCGTTGTAAAGACCGAGATGTCGCGTGAGACGCAGAACATTGGCGGTTCGCTCTTTGCAGAGATACACCGCAAAATGACCTACTCATGCCCCGAACTCGGGCTGACCGACATACCTGTCAAGCAGTCGCTCTTGCGCAATGCCGTTGAGGACATCACCGAGAACGTCATTACAGGCAAGGACTTCGCGGAGCGGTTCGACATAGCCACGCGCATGGTGAAACACGGCAAGTCAGAGTTGGAGCAACTGAAACAGCGTGAGAGCAAACCGTTTGAGTTCGGCAAGGAACTCGAAGAGGCCAAGCGTCAGTTTGAGGAATACTCCGAGGCCATGAAAGTGGAAATGGCAGAAAAGGAAAAGAAGTATGCCGAGATGGACGCAAGCGTGGAGGCCGCTACCGATGTTGTCGCAGACGATGAGGACGAGACGAGCGAGGACAAGACCAAGTTCCGTTTGCTCGAGGACGATGACCCAAAGGCGATAGAGCTGGAGTCGTTGCCCGACAGCGAGCTTGTGCCAGTATATCGCAACGTGCAAGCCTTTGAGGACGATGCACTCGGTTCGCCTATGGCGTTTACCGATGCGGAGACAGGCGAGCGCAGAACCTTGCAGGGGCAGAAGTGGAACTATTCCAACCCACCGCAGATTGAACTCACACCAGAGCAGCAGCGGCAGTTGGACGAACTCAACAAGAACGGCTACATCGTGGTGGACGGCAAGAAAACCACGGAGTTGCAGATAAATGACGGATTGAAGTTCGTAAAGCCAAAGACCAAGGACGCACAGCTGCAATACTTCTTGAAGAAGAACCCCGAGGACAAAGGCTTGTGGGCGGCATACGACCCATACGACCATGCCATCGAGACACCGCTGAACACCCAGTTTGGCGAGGCGTACAAGCGTCCGAACCTTGTAGTGGTGCGCAGTCTCATTCCGAAATCGGAGATTGATGAGCCATTCCATGCCGACTATGCCCTGCTGCCCACTGGAGCGCATCAGTGGAACAACGGCCGCACACTCTATCTCTCACGCTGGAGCAAGATAGACAAGGTGCTCACGCGCGAGGAAGAAGCCAAACTCATTGACGAGTATTGGAAGAAGCACCCGGGCAAGCGTGAGGCATTGAAGAGCCACCGCGACTACAACCGTTTTGTTCCGCAGGTGCGCAGGGAGTTGGAGAAGATGGGCTACCGCTTTGAGTTGGACGGCAAGGAACTCACTCCCGAAGAGAGCCTTGCACTCGACAGACAGAATATGGAGAACCGCGATGTTATCCCCGGACGCGAGGGACACGCCCCATTCATTACCAATGAGGACATTGCAAGAATCAACGCCAAGATGTCCGGCAAGTGGGTGGGCGAACCCAAGGAGGCCATGAACAATGCAATGGCGGTAAGAGTGAACGAGTTGGCAGAACGGCTCCATACACCTGTGCGCATTATCCGCACGGACGAGGAAGTGGCCGCATTGCCGAGCGCAAGACAGCGCAGGATGAAAGGCAGCTTTAACCCCATGACGGGTGAAGTAACCATTGTTGTGCCGAACAACGCAAACATGGCAGATGTGGAGAACACGTTTATCCATGAGGTTGTGGGGCATGACGGACTGCGTGTGCTGTTCCCCGAAGAGGAGAAACTGAACAATGCGCTCGATGAACTCTACCGCGTGTCGAAAGACGAGATACGGAACAGCATTGACCGCATGGCGCAGAAGATGTACGATGCCGAGGTGGACCGACTCCGCGAGAAGAAGCGCAAGAAGCATGAGGCCAATGGCGAGGACAGCAACGCCTCCTACTATGCGGACATGGCAGAGGCTCATGCCGAGGCAAGCAAGAAGCGCGAGCAGTTCAAACGTGATGCCACGGAGGAATACGGAGCAGACCTTGCAGGGCGCATCGGTGAGAAAGGCTTTGAGAAAATGAGTGCCAAGGAACTTACGTTCTGGGGCAAGTTGAAGTCCATGCTCCAAAAAGCCCTTCAAAAGTTGCTTGACGGATTGAAAATCCCTGGCAAGAAGAAATGGGGTGATAAGGAATGGGCGTTTGTCCTGCACGAAGCATACAAGCGCAAGAAGAACGGAGGCAAGCCCGATGTGTTTGACGCAGCAGATACCGAGGTAATGCGGAGAAAGACAGGGTTTGGTGAGACGAAGTTCAGTGATGGACATAAAAAAAGTGCCCAACTCAATGAGGCAGCACTTAAGCACTTAGAGCCTACTGATGTTGAACACACTGCAAAGGTACAGCAAAAACGTGAGAAAGCCAAAGAAGCACTTGCAAATGTTGCAAAAACATACAAGAATACAACTGACAGCAAGGGCTTTATATCAGATTTAAGCAATAGTCTTGGTCTGACAAGAGGCAGCACTGGAAGTGGGTATGGCTCATTTGAAACGCCCAATGGCAAGGTGTTTACTATCAGAGTGAGCAACCATAACATCAACGCAGCAAATGTCGGTGATGAGCCTGTCGAAAGCATTGTTATCAAGACGAAACGAAGTCCTAACAGATTTCATGCAGAAGATGGGAAGTTTGCAAACGAGTATGTTTACTTCAAAGAGGATATTCGCAAAGCACCTGCGGGAACATTGAGTGCCATTGTAGAAAGTATTTCTGATTTGCTTGATACTGGCGAGTATCACGACAAGACAGGACTTGCAAAGGACAACCATAGTCCAGAGACCGACCCCGATGGGGGCATGAAGTTCCGCGATGGCGACATGGGACTTGACGAGACCATTACGCAGATGAAGATTGCAGCGAGCCAAGCCAATGCCGACAACTGGCAAGCCAAGCAAGAGGCGATGAAAGCCATTGGCGGCAACTTGAACAAACTGCGTCAGGCGATGGCACGTCAGAGAGAGTATGACCTTTCGACCGTGAAGAGCATCACCGACCTTGCCAAGGTGCTGCTTGACAACGGATTGCTCGATGATTTGAGCAAGTACGAGACCAAGCGCATACTCTCGGCAGTGAACAACGCCCACGGCAAGCAGGACACCAGCAACCAAGTGGCCAAGGTTATGGACATTATGGTAGATAACCAGTTGCGCATGGGTGCAAATATGCTCGGCAGACTGCTCTCCACCCGTGGTAGCCGTGTAGATGCACGAGGCATCGAGGTGCAAGGGCAGCTTGACCCAGACGGACAGACCATTGCACAGGTGGTAAGGAAAGCCACTTCCCTGCCAAAGGCCGACATCGAGGAGCGCATTGCCGAGGCATTGAACCGCATGGGCAGCGATGACCAAGCCGTGGCCGATGAAGCTGCTTTGGAGTACAGCGGTCTGTTGCTTGCCCACCAGTTTGCCGAGGACATCACCGACAGCAAAGCCGAAGAAAAGGCATTGCGCGACAGCATCAAGCAAGCCAAGGAAGATTTGGACGCTGGCATGATGGAGAAAGATGCCTACAACGAATATGTGGCAGCGACCAATGATGCCATTCGTCAGAATAAGATAGAGCGAGCCGAAGCCTACCGTTCCATTGTGGAGCAAGTAGGCAGCGTGTTGGGCGGCAGTGTAGAGCGAGCCAAGCAATGGCGCGAGGCAGAGAAACAGCGTGTGGAGGCAATCCACCACAATGCAAACTCCGACATGGTAGGCCGTCCGACAGACGAACACCACAAGGAGGACAAGGTGCAGAAGATAGCCAACAACAGCGCAGTACGTTTCCTGCTTGCACCATTAGGCACGTTTGATCAGATGCTGCGAATGTTCGGCAAGAAGAGCGTGAACGGTGAGGGCTACCTTTGGAACCGCTATATGCGCGGTTGGGTTGATGCCACCGAGAGAGAGTACAAAGGCTATCAGAACGCCTTGAAAACCCTTGACGAGAAAGTGAGCGAAGTGTTCGGCAAGAACATGAAATGGGGCGACCTATTTGCCATGGAGCGCAAGATGCCCAAGGCAACCGTTACATTCTGGGACGGAGGCGAGCGGAAAGACCACGAACTCACCCAAGGCAACCTGCTCTACATCTATATGGTTGACAAGATGGCGGACGGACGCATGAAACTACGCAGAATGGGTATCACCGAAGAAGATGTGGAGAACATCAAGGATTTCGTTGACCCACGTTTCCTGCAACTTGCAGACTGGATGCAGGATGAGTTCCTTGTAGGAAAGCGCAACGAGTACAACGAGGTACACAAGCGCATGTTCGGTGCGTCAATGGCCGCGATAGAGAACTACTTCCCATTGAAGATACTCGCCAATGCGAGAATAGAAGATGTAGATGTAGCCGACGATACCACTGACACCGCCCTGCCAGCCACCTCAACAGGCAGCATTATCAAGCGCAGACGCAATAATCTCGCCCTTGACGTGATGGGTGCGGACGCATTCAGCGTGATACTCGACCACATTCAGCAAATGGAGCGTTGGGCAGCATTTGCAGAGTTCAACCGAGACTTGAACACCCTGCTCTCGTACAAGCATTTCCGCAACCAAGTGATGAACATGTCGAGCGTGTACGGAGGCGGCAAGACCCTGTGGAACAATTTCCGCAACGTGTGCAGCATGGCCGCAGGAGCATACCGTCCACCGATTGCCCAGCTTGACAAGGCCGCAGTGAACATCGCCAAGGGCGTAACGGCAGCAAAGGTAAGTTTCAGAGTTTTCACTGCATTGAAGCAGTTCCTCTCCATGCCAGCCTACCTTTCGGACAGCAACCCGGTATATCTTGCCGCCAACATCGCCAACCCGATAGGCGCATGGAAATGGTCGATGGAGAACATGCCACTCTTTGAAAAGCGTTGGAAGAGCCGCATGGCAGGAGACCCACGACTGATGAAGAGCGAGATGGACTGGAAGATGTGGCGTAGCCGTGTGGTAGAAATCGCCTCACGCATCGGTATGTCGCCCAATGCCTTTGTCGATGCGCTGACCGTTGCCATCGGTTCACACGCCATGTACAAGACGAAGAAAGACAAATATCTTCGCTATGGCTATGACGAGGAAACCGCAGAGAAACGAGCCAAGCAAGACGCGACAATCCTGTTCAACCAGACACAGCAGTCAAGCGAGAGCGCATTCCTCTCCACCATGCAAGTGGACCGTTCATGGCTGAGCGTGCTGTTCACCATCTTCCGCAACTCGTCCATGTCATATACAAGGCAGTTGTACGATGCTATCCGTAACATCAAACACCGCTTTGAGCCGGGCTACCAATCCATGAGTGAGGAGTATATGGCCAAGCAGATGCGCAGAGACGGCATAGACCCCGACAAGGCCGACAGCAACGCCAAGAGCGAGTACCGCAGAAGTCTGTTGCGCGACATCGCAAGAATAGGCGTGTTCGGCTACATTCTGCAATTCGCATGGAACTTGGGCGCATACCTGCCATACCTCATTGCAGGAGACGACAAGGACGAGAAGAGCAAGATGTGGGACGATGTAATCAACCACACCATGTTCGGCAGCATTGAGGGACTGACAGGCGGAGACGTGATGAGTTCGGCAGGACAGATGGCACTCAACGGAGACGCCAACTGGAGTTACCTCGTAAAGGACATGCCGTTGGCAAGCGACCTTGCGACCATACTTCAGAAGATGCCGAAAGACAAGGTAGCCGCCATGAACGATGTAGTGAACCTGCTTGTGCAGTCGGGTGTTGGAGTCAATCCGCAGTCGCTGACTGATGCAGTGGTAGCCATCATGGACTATTGCGGAGACGATGCCGAGACCTCACGCGAGTGTGCGCTGCTCATTGCACGCATCTTCAACTGCCCACAGAGCCAGACCGACAAAATTTATTTTGACGAGTTAGGCGCAACGGCAGCAGAGGCAAGCAAGATGACACCAGCCGAGATAGCCGAGCGATATGCCGAGTACAAGATACACAGAGGCGCACCGCTCACAGGCTGGGCATATTCAGAGGAGGCACGGGACAGTGTGAAAACCGCACAGCAGAACCGCGTGCTGACCAAAGCCAAGGAGAAGATGAGCAATCGAATGGAGACCGAGGCCACCAAGCAGTTGCTCTCCACCTATGACGAGGTGAACAAGCTGCAGACCGAGTTGTCGAAATTGAAACAGACCGACAGAGCCGCCTACCGCGAGGGCATGAAACAACTCCGTCAGAAGTACAATATGCGAGAGCACGGACGCATGAAACGGTACAAGCACGACATGAAACTGCTAACCGAGAAGTATCTACGCAGCAAGAGCGCAGAGGAGCGCGACAGCCTTGTGAGGGTAATGACCACTACACGCGACAAGCTGCTTGACGACATCGGCAGAATGAACCAACAATAGTTAAACAATGAGGGACGGTGCAATAATATAAATTTGCATCGTCCCAAATTACACAATGAATATGGCAACAAAGAAACTACATAGAATGAGCCGTGTGATGCCGCAAAAGGAGTTGGACAGCGTGAGCCATGCAAGGCTCACGATGGGCAATAACCGCGCCTTTGAGGTGTTGTGGCAAGCACAGCAGTATTGGCTTGCGATGGAGACATTCCGCAGAGACCGTGAGAGAAATAAAAACTACACCTACGGCAGGCAGTGGGATGACTATGTATGCGTGAACGGCAAGATGATGAAGGAAGAGGAACTCATCAAGAAACAAGGCAACGTGCCGCTGAAGAACAACCTCATTAGACGCATGGTGCAAGCCGTGCTTGGCGTGTACCGCAGCCAAGCCAAAGAGCCGACCTGCACGGCAAGAGACAGAGACGAGCAACGGTATGGCGAAACCATGAGTACCGTGTTGCAATGCAACATGCAGTTGAACCGCATGACCGAGATAAACGCAAGGTGCATGGAAGAGTTCCTCATATCGGGATTTGTGGTACAGAGGAAGTGGTACGGTTGGCGAGAAAACAAGCTGGACTGTTGGACGGACTATGTGCAACCCAACAATTTCTTCATCGACAACAACATGAGGGACTTTAGAGGTTGGGATTGCAGTTGCTTGGGCGAGATACACGACATCTCGTTTGAGGACTTGTGCGGACGCTTTGCCCACAGCAAGGCCGACTATGACCGACTGGCCGAGATATACAAGTATGCCAAGGACAAATCGTATCTCAGTGCCATGTATGACAACTTCGGCTATCCCCTGCAAGGCTACTACGACTTCCTCGTGCCCTACGACCAGAGCCGATGCAGGGTAATTGAGGTGTGGCGCAAGGAAAGCAAGGAGAGAGTGCGCTGCCATGACGTGAACAACGGAGACGTGTTCAAGGTGGACATGGAGGACTTCAAGGAACTTGTGCTTGACGAGAACGAGAAGCGACTGCAACAGGCGCGAGAGTTGGGCATGAGCGAGGACGATGTGCCGCTTATCCGCTATGAGTGGTTCATGGACTCATACTGGTATTACTACATGCTCACCCCATTCGGAGACATTCTTGAAGAGGGTGAGACACCTTACGAGCACAAGAGCCACCCCTACGTGTTCAAGGCATACCCATTCATAGACGGAGAGATACACTCATTCGTGAGCAACGTGATAGACCAACAGCGGTACACCAACCGCTTGATAACGATGTACGACTGGATAATGCGAGCGTCAGCCAAGGGCGTGCTGCTGTTCCCGGAAGAATGTCTGCCCAAGGGCATGTCGATGGAAGATGTGGCAGACGAGTGGGCAAGGTTCAACGGCATCATCATGATAAAGCAGCCCAAGGCAGGACAGGCACTGCCGCAGCAGATAGCCAACAACTGCACGCAGATAGGCATATCCGAGTTGCTGAACATGCAGCTGAAGTTCTTCGAGGACATATCGGGCGTGAACGGAGCGTTGCAGGGAAAGCCCGGCTATTCGGGTATGTCGGCAAGCCTGTACAACCAACAGGCGCAGAACGCCACCACCTCGTTGCTTGACTTGCTCGACACGTTCTCAGCATTCATCAGAGACGGAGCATACAAGGACGTGAAGAACATACAGCAGTTCTACGACACACCGCGTGTGTTCAACATCGCAGGAAAGAACTCCACCATCGTGGAGTACGATCCACGGAAGATACGCGATGTGGAGTTTGACCTAAGCATTGTGGAAAGCACCGCCACGCCAGCCTACCGCGCCTTGACCAACGATATGCTCATGCAGTTGTGGCAAGCCAAGGCAATCAGTGTGGAGCAGTTGCTTGAACACGGAGATTTCCCATTTGCTGACGAGTTGCTGCAGAGCATCAAGTCGCAGAGGGAGCAGCTGGAGCAAGGGCAAGTGCCGGACGGAATGTCGCCAGAACTTGCACAGCAGGTTCAGCAGGGAGCGAACATGCAAGCCGTGAACCAGGCACAGCAGATGCTGCAACCACAATAAAGAATAAGCCTCATAAGTCGGATAAGGCATATAAGCCGAGGGGACTTGTGAGGCTTTACTGATTTTATATGGAAGCCTCGGAGACGGGGCTTCTGTCTTTTCGGAGTGTGCGGTTTGTGATAGGCACAAATTCGGGCATTTCCATTTCGCGGTAGCAGATATGTAGACCGATGGCACGCGTCATGAGCAAGTCGTCATGTTTGCCGACAATAGCACCATACGCGCCATTCGGCTTGCGCTCATAAGTGTCGTACTCGTCAAGACACCGTTTGTCGCGCTCGATATACAGACGCTCACGAATGACCTTGACCAAGGTTGAGATAATCATCGGCTTGGTGGCCACATTCGTATGGAAACCATACTTGCGAGGTGCGCCCTCGCGTATCTCGTCCTCCGACTGCTTGCGAGCGTAGAGATTGGGATAGATGTCTGAAATCTGATTGAGGATATACTGCGACTGGTCGCCACCCTCCACCTGTCGCTCCTTGTCGTGCGTCTCCAAGGTGTTGGACTCGATGACCAACAGCGAGTCGTTGTAGAAAGCAGCAATCTGCGCGGCACGCCATGCGAGGCGGTCGATGTCGCAATGGCCGTACCACTGCGCCACGACAGACGGAGGCTCACTGCCGTCAATCATGCTCAGACGGTCGAACACCACGATGACAGACCAGTCCGCCTTGTTGGAGCGTCCGCCCACATCGACCACGGTAAGGTAGCGGTCGGTAACTTCGTAATCGTCAAACTTCTCGGGCATAGCCCAAATGGAAAGTAAGCCCTGCCTGTCCTCACGGAAACGGAGATTGGAAAGAGCCTCCTCGCCCTCGTCGGCATCGGCATAGACCTCGCCAACAAACTTAGGCTTGCGGCAATATGGCTCAAACTGCTTGACAAGATACTTGTCGAACACCATTGTACCTGCATGAACAAACGCCTCCACATCGTCAGACGGAAACTCCGCAGCCATCACCGCAAAATCATTCTTACCAGCACGCTCGTATATATACCAATGGATAGCCTCCAGTGTAGCCCCCTTTTCCCACAACGACCACAGATAGCGTCCGCTCTCCTCACGATTGGACGGAGTGTAGGCATTGTTGCGGTTCTCCCAAAGCCATTTGGCAAAGGCGCGTAGTTCTTCGGCAGAGTCGAAAGGACGCGAATAATGCTCAATCTGAAACCAAGAAATAAAAAGTGCCTCAAACTGTGACTTGACAGTAGGGTCAGCAGCGGCCGTATATTCTGCATCAAAGTAAGTGCCAACACCATCGGCAGTACTTTCCATGACAATCATTGTGTAAGGTCGTGCAAGAATACCAGAGCAAGCGGAACGCACAATATCTTCGGGCGACTTGCCATCCGTCTTTTTCCACAGACCTACCTCGGAAAGATGCACCAACGAGTAAGCACCGCCACGGCAACCGTTAGGACGCTCGGCAGTACCCACCTTAATCTTGCAGTCTCGTTGTGGCACACGGTACGTAGAACCCGACTTGCCGACACCGACCAACTTAGGCTCGTTCTCCGAATAGACCTCACCCAACTTGTGAAGAAATTCCACCGGGTGTTTCTTAATCATGAGGTCGAACATATCCTTGATTTCGTCCGATGCCGTGCCTTGGTGGGCGATGATGAGTGAGTTGAGACCTTTCTTGTGGAAGAACTGCAACCATGCCATGTAGAGCTGCACAGTCGTGGAGCCGCCCCACTGACGCGCTTTCAAGAGAATAAGACGGATAGGTAATCCTGCCTTTCGTTTCGCCTCAAAGCGCGACACGAGGATGCGCTGCGGATACCACAGACGGAAAAGCACGTCCTTTCCTGCATCCTTGTTGTGGATATAGACGAGCGTAGCCGTCCAAAAAGGAAAGTCGTGCTTGTAGCGCAAGCGTATGAACGTGCGCGACACCTTAATGAAGTCGTCGTCATTCGGCTCAACGTGCATCACGGACGAGAGAAACTTGTCGATAGAGCCAGCCTTGACCAACTTCTTGACAAGCGGAATATTCATCATCTCAACAGGCAACCACTGAACGGGAATAGCAAAGTCGGCAATGCTGACACGGACACGTTTACCAATAGACCCCTCTCCAGTGACAGGGTCGAACTTGGCGAACATGACTTCATTGCGCCTGTCATTCTCCGCAAGCAGTGCGGCAATCTCTGTATCTATCGTATTGGTTGTCATACCATCCATTCTTTATGCGGTAAATAAACTCCCCGACCGTGCGAGGCGTGAGGTAGAACTTGGGCGCAGGTTGATTGACAATCTTCGTAACCAACTCATAGACCGACTTGTCGGGATAATCCTCACGCATGAGGAGATATCTGCGGTAAATCTCCTCAAACATCTCACGCTTGTTGCTCCTCATGCGCGGCATGGGTTTTCCTGCCGCCATAGCGGAAATGACAATGGCCGCACGCTCCTCGCTCACCCAGAAACGAGATGCAGGAGAGTCGGCCACCAACTGAAAGATAACAGGCATGACGATGATGCTTGCCTCGGCAAGTCTGTCGCGGTACACCCTCATAAGGTCGGCATTGCGCTCCCTTGTAAAATCCAATATGCTGCCAAAGTATTTCATAAAACTGGTTTAAGATTATAATCCTTACTGTGCCTTTCTAAGCCTTTTTGAGCCGTGGGGAAAGGGCAAAACACTCTATACAAAGGTACTTAAACCGACTCACAAAAGTTAAAAGTCAGTCCACCTCTTATATGGCTATTTTTGCATACGAATATTACACAACCATAAGAAAGTTAAGATAATGGCTGAAAACAATGGAGTTAAGAGCAGACGCGACCAGCAGCTGGAGCGGCTGAGAAAGAAATACCCGGACAAGAAGTTCGAGGACGACGAGGAAATCTTCGGTCAAATTTCCGATGATTACGACCAATACGAGCACGACCTTGACGGCTACAGGGGCAGGGAAAAAGCCATGTCCGACATGTTTGCCGCAGACCCGAGGAGTGCGCAGTTTCTTGCCGACATGCACAACGGCCAAGACCCTGTGCTCGGTCTTGTGAAGAATTTCGGAGTGGGCATCAAGGACGTGCTTGACGACCCCGAGATGCAGGACAAGATAGCCGAGGCCAACAAGGAGTATGTGGAACGTGTGGTCAAGTCAAAGCAGCTCGATGAAGAGTATGAAAAGAACATGGACGCAACGCTTGAGACACTGCGCCAGTTTCAAGAGGAGCGCGGCATGACGGACGAGCAGATAGACGAAGTAGCCAATGCCATGCTCACCGTTGTCAAGGACGGAGTGATGGGCAAGTTCTCACGCAAGACCTTGGAGTTGTTCGTGAATGCCATCAACCACGATGCCGATGTGGCCAACGCTGGCGAGGAGGGACGCGTGGCAGGACGCAACGACAAGATTGTAGAGGGACTGCGCAAGCGCGACAAGGGAGACGGCACAGCACCGCTCAACGGAAAGAACGGAGGCGCACCGAGTCAGCAGAAGAGTTCACAAAGCATCTTTGACCTCGCCAACGAAGCCGTATAGCCCATGAAAGGAGAAGTCGTGAAGTTTCCCCCAGAGGGCAAGAGGCTAAAGCCAACGACCGGGAGCGCAGGGTTGAGAACCCAAGTGCCGGGCGCAATGGCATCAGTAAGCAATCTCGCGAGCGCGACAGGCGGTATAGCCCCCGGCAACCTCGCACAGACCGATAGCAAATAACATTATTCACAAACTAAAATTTTAAGACATGGACGGAGAAACCGTACAAGTAGGTGGAACTACAACCACCACCCCTGCACCAGGCACAGCCGGTGTAGCAAGCCAAGTGCCGGGAGCACCCACTACCGTCAGCGGAGTGGCAGGCGCGACAGGCGGAGTCGGTTCGGGCAACCTCGTACAGAGCGACCTCGACCAAGAACTCTACAAGTTCAAGAGTGACGACACACCGCTTATGCAGCTCATGTTGAATGCGAAGAAGGTAAAGGTGAACTCGCCCGAGGTGGAACACTACATGATTGACGAGCCACGCTCCAGCGTGACCACGACCACCAAGGTGACAGCAGGAACAGCCAAGCAGTTCATCGTACCATTGCTTGCCAACGATGCGGAAATTCCTCGCTCGTATGGCACACTGCTCGTAAAGGGCGTGGATGGCTATGCGGACGATGGCAAGACCAAAACACCGGGCAAAGACCTCATGCTCTTTGTGACAGGACAGGACCCCACCACAAGCAATCCGATATGCCGTGCCGTGAATGGTCCTAAGACCAACCCCGCAGACGAGTATTGCACCACGCCCGAAATTCCTGCCGGGTCAACACTTATAATCCTTTCCAATGCCCTCTACGAGACGCAGAAGAAAGTTGACCCCGACCTCATCGTACCACAGCCACAAACGGTATATCTTCAGAAGCGCGGTATGAACCAGATTGTATCTGATTACTACGAGGCACAGAAGAAGAAAATTCCATTTGGCAAGGCTGTTATTGCAGAGGCTGCCATCACCAACTTCAAGGTGCGTGGCAACCGTACTCTCTACGCTGGTCGCAGAGGCAAAATGACGGTGCAGACACCAGAGGTCGGTGCGCAGACCATCTACTTCACCGAGGGCGTGCGCTACCAAGTGAAGAAGGAACTCAACCACACGGGCAAGTGGATTATTGAGGAAATCATCGCCTTGGCGAAGATGACCTTTACAGGCGAGGACGTGCCCAAGAGTGTGATTGCCCTTTCTGGCAAGAACTTCTTGGAGAACATCCAGTGCATCGACTATTCCAAGCACCCGGAAATTCAGATTACCACCAAGACCAACCCTGTGGGCTGGGTAGTAACCAACTTCCACACCGTGTTCGGAGACATCGAATTCAAGCATGACCCGACACTCGACCGTTTGAAGTGGAGCAACTCCGCATTCATCGTTGCGCCCGACCGCCTTGTACACTACCAGTACTCGGCAGAGCACTCGTCAAAAGACCGTGTGGATGGCGAAGAGGCAACACGCGAGTCAATTCTTGTGTGGGATGCACTCGCACTCAAAGGCTCATGTCATATCTGGATTAACGGTGAGGGCGACAACGAGAACACCACAGCCGTACAAATCCACTTGTGGGACAGCGAGGAAGCTCCCGAAAGTCCTGTTGAGGGTGGTGTGTACTACCTGTTGCAGGACTGCCCGGGCATCAATGCCGAGGCCGTCAGCGGTCAGATGTGGCAGTACAAGAGCACAGCATGGGTGGAGTACGCAGGTGATGTGATGGCCACCGAGTAACCAGAAGTTTAGTTTAACCAATCATCAACCAATAGAGGCGGATAGGTAGCAATGCCGTCCGCCTTTATTTATAATAATCAGACAACGAAATGAAAAAGAAGAGAATAACCTACGGAGTGTACGGCATGATGGAATACCAGACTATCATCAAGATAGGCAGAGCCACACTCAAAGTATTGTTCACTGACGGCTCAATGACCGCCATCGGACAGAACCCTGCGAAGTACACCACAAGCGACTTCCTTGTGCAGCGTGCCATCGAGAACAGTAGCGAGTTCAAGAAAGGCCGCATACAGGTGGTGGACACCATCGAACTTGATGAGGATGTGCGCATTGAGCGTAACCCTGCTAAGCCGAGTACGCAGACGGCAAATGTGGCGGCAAAGGCTGTGATTGAAGATAAGCCTGCCAAAGCCTCTTTAAGCCAGACTACGCCTGTGACGGAGGACGCTGACACCAAGGAAACGGCAGACGAGCCGACAGAGGAGGTAAACGCAGGTGTTGTAACACCAACGGACGAGGCAGATGCGGAAACTATCGAGGACGAGGTGGCTGACATCACAGAAGAGGAGGCCGAAGAGGACACCACAAGCGAAGAAACCGCAGCCGAGGACAATACGGCAGAGGGCAAGACCGAGGTGGAGTTCACCGACAACCAAGAGGCCAAGGACTACATCTTCAAGAACTTTGGCGTGAAGCCTGGCACGATGCGCAACCGTGAGGACATCAAGGCCGTTGGCGAGACCTACGGAGTGAAAATCACGTTTGTCAACGAGAAGTAAGGAATGACGATATGGTGTACAAAATCGAAGTCGTGGAGCAAGATGTGCGCATCGCCATAGACGAGAACAAGACCAGCGAGCAGCTCATCAGCGATGAGGATATTGACACCTTGTCGTTGAACGAAGTGATACGCTCGAAGATAGAAGAGGCCGTGCGCAGGGTGGAGACCACCGCCCCCATGTATCTTTTGGAAGAGGGACACGAGTTTGGCGAGGCCGTGTATTGGGAGGACAACGGCAGCGGTTGGGTGTTGCTCCCCGACGACTTCATGCGGTTGATAGCATTCCGCATGAGCGACTGGGAGCGCACCTGCTACAATGCCATTTCTGTGGACGACCCACTCTATGACCTGCAATCGTCAAGATACAAGGGTGTGAGAGGCAGCGTGCAGAAACCAGTGTGCGCGGTGGTGAACCGAGCCGAGGGAAAGGCGTTGGAGTTCTTCAGCTGCAACAGCGAGGACGCCTACGTCAAGCGAGCCACCTACATACCCTATCCCAAGATAGACGATGAGGACGGCATCGACATCTCCGAGCGTTGTTACACAGCCGTAGTCTATACCACGGCAGCATTAGTACTAACCGCCTTTGGCGCGACCGACAAAGCAGAGCAGTTGAACGCCTTGGCAAAATCAATAATGGAATGAGTTCAATACCAACAAAACAGATAGACGGTGATGTGGCCGTAGGCCGCAACGTCAGCATGGGCGGTTCGGGTACGGTGCGCGGCTCCATGACCGTAGGCCACAACCTGACGGTTGAGGGTTGGCTTGAAGCCAAGAACATCAAGGGACCGAACAAAGGTCTGTTCAAGACCGCAGCGCAACTGCGCGAGGCATACCCCAACCCACACGAGGGTTGGTGGGCACTGGTGACCGTGGAGGGCAGCGCATCATCAGACCACTTGGGACAACTCTATGTGGCAGACGGCGGCACATGGGTAGCGCAGGTGGACAGCAGCGGAAATCCATTGCTGAAAGGCAACCCCACCGTAGACAGCACCGAGTATATGGAAGCCGTGGAGGAAATGACAGCCGACCTTGGGGCTGTCAAGGTAGATGTGAACCAAAACAAGGAGGACATCAAGAGCCTACGCAGCACGCAGACCTCGCACACGGACAGCCTTAACACCCTCAACTCGCAGATGGGAACGGCACAGACCGACATTGCCAATCTGAAGAAAACCGTCAGCGACAACAAGAGCGAGCTGGCAAACAGCATCAGCGGTGTGCAGAAAGACCTCACCGCATTCAAGAACACCAAGGGAACTGCAGATGGACTTGCACCTTTGGACGAGAACAGACAAGTACCCTCGCAGTATCTGCCTGGATATGTGGACGATGTGCTGGAGTTTGGCGGCATTGTATCGGGCATTACCGCACAATTCCTGTCAGTCAGCAAATCATCAACGGACGAGAATTGTGCCGTGGTGTACAACAAGACCACTGACACATTCGTCTTACGCTACACCCAACCCTCAGAGTCAGAGTTTGACCTGCGTCCGACCATCACCTATTATAACAACTGGCTGGACGGAGACCTCTTTGGCGATGGGACTGTATTGGGACGCAAGCCCCACAGCGGCAAAATCTTCATGGACGTAAGCACCAACAAGACCTACCGTTGGAGCGGCACGACACTGGCCGTAATCGGCTCGGACTTGGCACTCGGCCACAGCAGCGGTACGGCATTCCCCGGAGACGAGGGAGCGGATTTGCAGGAGCGTATGAGCGAGGCAGAGAGCACGGCAACCATCAACCGACAACTGATAGACGAGAACAGCGCGGAGTTGCTGAACCGCAACACAATCAACGCCAATGTGCTGTTGTCGTTGGGCGACCGTGAAGTGTCGTTCTCCGTGGTGCTTGAAAAAATCTTCGATTTGGAGAACAAAGCAAGATACATGAAACCCGGTATCGTGCTGTCCTTCCTTTCGGAGACAGGCATACAAAACAAGCAGTGGACGAACTACGGCAAGGAAACCGAGACCGACTGGAAAACCGAAGCCAACTGGACAGACTTCGGCTCGAACGGCAGTGCCATAGGCAACACGGTGAACGTGAACGACATCTGCGAGGACACCGAGTACACCCTTTCGACCGCCATCAAAGCTGTGCAGGACAAGGAGAAAGAAAGCGGACTATCGTATATGAAGAGCGGTGTCGTGCTGACCTATAAGACAGCCGATGTGACCAGCAACGGCTCGCCCAAGTGGGAAGCCTACCAGTTCACGCGCACCGTGGACGACATCAACCCGGCAGACTTGAAACCTTGGGTGGAGTTCGGAGGAGGCGGCAACAATGCCGTGCCGACCTCGGACACCCCCGAAAAGGACGGCAAGGAGGCATTCTCCACAGGAGGTGCATACGCCAACATACCCACCACACTGCACATTGACACCGAGACGCAGGGCGTGGTGAAGCTGCAACTGCAGAATGCCGGGCAGGAAGCCGTGGGCGACGAGGTGCAGTTTGCCGTAGGCGGAGGAGGCGGAGAAAGCACAGGCACGATTGTGAGCATACAGTTTGAGCAGAGTCCGCTGTACGCCAAGGCTGGCGGCAGCGTGGTGATGAAAGCAGCCGTGCGAAGCGTTACCACACAAGGCAGCCAAGAACTGAGCAACATGATAGAAAAGGTGCTGCTAAAAGACCGCGACACTGGGCAGATCTTGGAGACATTCATGTTCAATAGAGCATCATCTGCAAGCGGAGACACCTACGACTTCGAGATGGACGTGAGCAGCTACTTCGTGACCGCCACCACCAAGCGTTTCCAGCTCATTGCCTATGACGATGCAGGAAACACAGGCAGCAGAAACATCAACGTGAGTGGTGTAGATGTTACCATCAGCAGCGTGCAGACCCTCAACTACACGGCAAGTACCGCCCTTGCCGCAGGAGGAGCCGCCAAGAGCATACCGATGTACAAGTTCGCCAACAACGCATCGGACAAAGGCATCAAGGTAGTAACCGAGATATACCTAAACGGAGTGTGGCAGACACTCGGCACAAGTGTAGTTCTCGACACCTACTCGCACTCCATCACCATAGACCCGAAGAGCTGCTTGGGCGAGACACTGACACATGGCGCATACCCCCTGCGCATACACGGAGAAGATGTAGGTTCGGGCGTGGTGGGCAACTACCTCCACACTGCCGTCATGGTGGTGGAGAGCGGCAACAACACCCCGATAGTGGGCATGCGCTGGTACACCGAGCAGCTGCAAGGCAAGAGAAAACTCTATGAGAACATCGAGGTGGACTATGCCGTGTATGCAGCCGACACGGACGAGCCGCAAGCCGTGGTGTGGTATGACGGAGCGCAGGAGACAACCACCATAGCTTACCGGGGGCAGACCAGCACGTTCACCAAGCAAGTGCAGGAGAGCGTGCATGACGGCACAAAGAGCGTATCGGTGAAAGTGATGTGCGGAGACAGCGCATCAGAAACCGCCACATTCATTGTTGATGGCTCGCTGGTAGATGTGGAGGAAGTGACCACCATGCGCGAGTTCAACATCACGATGGACTCACGCAGCAACGGAGAGACCGACAAGACCATCAAAGACGGAAACGTGGAAATCACCGTTGAGAACTGCAACTGGTCGAGCAACGGATTTGTCAAGGACACCTACGGCACACCCACCTACGGCACGGAGAACGACAAGGGACGCATGGCACTCCGCATAGCCGAGGACATGAAAGCCGTGTGTTCGTTCAAGCCGTTCGCCAACACCAGCATCGAGCAGAACGGCATGGCACTGAGTTTCACGGTGAAGGTGAAGAATGTGGAAGACCGCACGGCACGCATCATCGACTGCCTGGGCGACAACCAGCTCGGTTTCTACTTGACTGGCGAGAAACTCGTGTTCACCTGTGATGGAGCAACCGCAGCCAACCCCGACGACTTGGGCGCACAGCAGACAGCCGTAGCCCTGTATGCCACTGACAAGGAGACACGTTTCGACATTGTGATAGAGCCGACCAGCATAGCCCCATACAGCGGCATAGGCTCCATCAAGATATATGTGAACGGAGACGAGGCCGCAGCCACCTATTACAATGCCGGGAAGTTTGCCCACAACGACATGCAGATAAAGTTTGACGGCACGAAAGCCGACATCTACCTGTACCGTGCCATCGGCTGGGCCACCTACTACAACTACCGACAGGCATTCAACAACTACTTGGTGGGACAGAAAGACACCGCAGCCATGCTGACGGAGTACGAGAAGAACCAAGTGATGGCCTCGCAGACCGCAGAGGGAACAACCAAGGACAGGCCGACCATGCAAGCGTGCATGAACGCAGGACTATGCTGCGTGACCCTGCTGAAGAATGCCGACACCCCCGACATCGAGCAGAGCTACCCCGGCTACCTCGACAAGCTGGACGGAGACAAAAAGACCAAGGCATACTTTGACTGGGTAATCCGTTTCCCCGACAGGCCATGGCAGGACTGCAAGGTGTACAACGTGCCGACCACAAACCAAGGCACGACCTCATCGCTGCGGCCCGTGAAGAACAAGAAAGGCAAGTTCAAAGGCTGCAAGATAGAGATGCTCCACACAGAGGAGGACTTCAAGAACGACCCAGTGGCACTGGCCAAGTTCCAAAAGGCCAAGAAGATGGCCGCGAAGAGCCAAGTGCAGGTGATAGACGGAGGCTTGTGGGTAAAGACCATCACCATTAAGGTGGACTACTCCGACTCGACAGGCGCGAACAACGGAGCGACCATGGAGCTGATGAACAAGACCCAGCGAGCCATGGGAGCGGACTACATGACCCCAGCGCAGAATGCCTACAACGGAGGTGACACGATGAACACCAGCATCGACAGCGTGACGTGCGCCCTATTCCGCACCGACCAGCAGAGCGTGGACGCGACCAACGAGACCTACGCCTACTTCCATGCCAAGGCCAACTTCAACGTGGACAAGGGCAACCCCTCGTTCTTCGGCTTCGAGAAAGTGAGCGGCTACAACAGCGACTGCTTGAACTATGGCGACTTTGTGGAACTCGTGGCCGAGAAAAACCAAGACCTCAACATCTTCAAGGTGCAGACCTTGGCGAAGAGCGAAGAGCTGATAGCCTCGAACATCTACATGCTGAGCAAATACTGCGGAGAGAAGCACATCTTCTTGGAGAATGACGGCACAGGCACGATGCAGGAGACCACCGCCACAGCCGACCCCACGGAAGTGGACAAGAGCCTTGCCGAGGTGCTGGCAGACGATGTGAACAACTACGACTGGGGAACGGTGTACCTGACGAACGACTACAAGTATGTGAAATACAGCGGAGGCAAGTGGAAAGACACCACAGGCAAGATGCAGTATGACACGAGCACCAAGAAATGGGGCGTGACAGGCAGGGTGCTGAACCCGGTAGAGTGCTTTGAGTACTTGAAATACGACTCGTTCTGTTGGCTGCAAGGCGTGAACAGCGTGGACGACCTCATGCGCATAGACCAATCGACAGGCGAACCCGTGTGGCTCGGCTACTACGAGAGCCGATACCCCGACGATGACGACTTGAACGACCTCTACGCCAAGGGAAAGAAAGTGCCGTACAACCTATACAAGTGGCTGCTATGGACACAGCAATGCTCGCAAGACCGTACCGAGGCAGACGGAAACATCACCCTGCACGGCAAGAGCGTGGCAGGAACAAAGGAGAACCGACTGAAGAAGTTCTGCGAGGAACTCTATCAGTATGCCAACGTGCGCTCCACCGGGTGCTACATAGTTGGTACGGACTATGTGCTTGCCGTTGACCAGCGGTCGAAGAACATGATGATTTCGTTCTACCTCGACACCAACGGACTGACACGCGCCTACTTCAACCACTGGTATGACGGAGATTGCTGCTGGCTTGCCGACAACGACTGCGGCATCACCGTACCTTGGGACTTGGACAGCGTGACCGACCCCAAGCATTACTACCAAGGGTGGAACTCCGTGATGTTCCAGCAAGGCTACGCAGCCGACAAGTTCTGGCTTGAAGATGAGGGCAAGACCACCATCACGTTGCACGACATCGCCAACGACATGCGCAGCGCGGAGGCGGACGGCATCAAGATTTTCTCCGCAGACGGTTGCAAGAAACTCTGGATCACCGACCGCATAGCGAAGTGGGCGAAGATAACCAGCTCGTTTGACGGAGAGCGCAAGTACATCGAGAACTCCAAGGCAGGTGCAAACTACTACTATGCCGTACACGGACTGCGGTATGAGGACTTGCCCGTGACGTTTGAGAAACGCTTTGCCTACCGTGACGGCTACTATCAAGTGGGCGAGCTGTACACCAATCCGTTCAAGATGCGAGCCGTGGGTACGGACATCAGCATCAAGATAACGGCAGCGCAGGACGGTTTCTTCGGCTTGGGCGTGGACCGTGCGGACGCTTGTGTGGACAGCTGCTATCTGAAAGCAGGAGAAAGCTACACGCTGAAGAGCGGCATGACCGCCACAGGCGCAGGAACGATGCTCTATGTGTTCGGTGCGACACGCCTTGCAAGCCTCGACATCAGCGGCTGCACCCCGAAAGCCGAGGGTTGGGACATCTCGAACTGCACGATGCTGCAAGAACTCATACTTGGCGGAGCGGACTACACGCCAGCCGAGGAAAGCGGAGCAATCACGCAGCTCAACATGGGCAACAAGAGTTTCCTCAGACGCATAGACGCACGCAACACCAAGGTAACAAGCATCATCGCCTCGTACTGCCCGAGACTGAAAGAGGTGTTGGCGAGCGGTTCGCAACTGTCGAGCATAGACCTTGCCGAGACAGCCCCGATAGAGACCCTTGAACTGCCAGCCACCATGACCACGCTCTACTTCAAGAACCTGCCCAAGCTGACCTATCCCGGTGGACTGACCATAGCAGGAATGACGAACGTGAAGAAGATGTTCCTTGACGAGTGTCCGCACATCGACACCATGACCCTGCTGCGGCAGATAACCACGGCAGGACAGCTGAAGAGCGTGCGCATACCGGGCGTGAACGCCACCGCCAGCGTGGAGATGCTGCGCGGCATCATGCAGAGCGGAGCCGTGGGCATAGACGCGAACGGCAGCACCTACGATGAGACCGGGCAGTGCAGCGGCATCATCGGCCGATGGATACTGACAGAACTTGTGGAGGACAGCGAGGTGGAGGCATTGCAGAAATACTTCCCGAAACTGACCGTCATCAACTCGCAGTTCTCGGTGGTGAAGATAGACGACATCGTGAGCGGAGACTTCTGTGAACGATACAGCAACCCCGAAAACAAGACAGGCTCGGACTACGACAAGACCTTTGTGGCGAGCGGACACACACTGAAGATATTGCAGAAGACCCACGCCTACAAGTGTACCTACAACTCCAAACTCAAACAGATGGAGGGCGTGCAATTGAGCGACAGCGACTTCAACTATCTTGCCACAGGCGAGAGTTTCGATGTGGGCGATAGCGCAGGAGAGGGCTTTGACATCTTCCACCATCTGCCCCACCACTGGTACAAGGGCGTGAACGACTACAAGAGCCAACAGAAGTACATCGTCTATTCGACCACGGAGAACGAGCCGCTATCCACCGTGAACAACAAGCGCGAGGCCATGCTATCGGCACTGCTCTATGCGGAGAACACAGGCGTGTATGCTGACGAGGCAGAGGTAGGCACGGTGATAGACGAGAACATCATCACCACCGCTGCCAACGTGAACGCCTACCGCATGGACGTGGAGGGCATGAAGCAGGTGAGATGGCCGGGACTGAACCACGCAAGGCTCGGAGCCGTGTTCACGGACGCGAACGGACAGATAGTAGGCAAGTTCAACATGATGGTGAGCCACACCTACTTCGACTTCTCGATAGGCAACTACGTGTTCTGCGATGTGCCGGGCGGAGCGAAGTGGATGTACTTCACCTCGTACCGCGACATAGAGGACTGCCTGTGTCTTGCCGTTGACAGCGAGCATATAGAGGCCATAGAACCCGAATGGACGGAGCACACCGTTGGCGAGAACGACAGCCTCTTGGGAACATACCCCATCACCATAGACGGACTGAAACGACCGAGGAGCATATCGGGTGCGGTGCGCTCACGCAAGGGAGACGGCACTTCGCAGACCTCGGCAGAGTGGGCATACGACACTGATGGCAATCCGACAGAGACACCGACAGGGACGATACACTACACGGCAAAGGACTTTCAGAACAGTGCGCACATGCGCGGAGAGGGCTACCAGCTCCAAGACTACGAGCAGCACAAGGAAATCAGCAACCTGTGGTGGGCGACCCACGGCACGACCAACGAACAGTCTGTGGTTGGCAATGGCGCACACGATGCCACGCTGAACAGCCGCGACAACATCGGCATGGCCGACACCTCGTATGTGGGCAACGCAATGAACTCCATCATGGGACTCAAGCACTATGTGGGCTGCGACTCGGAATGGATGGACTACATTGCAGGAAACGTGCAGAGTTACGAGACATTCTACAAGAACCGCTTTGTGGAGACCAACGATGACCCCATAGACTACAAGTTCCACATCTATGACCCGGTGAAGAAAACCGAGCGTGTAGTGCAGAGTGTGAACTCTAACGGCAACTGCGTAGTGAGAGTGGTGCATGGAGCGAAGTGCGACATCTTGCCAAGCAAGGTGCATCAGACCGACACGAGCAAGTACACCACCCACTATGCGGCAGGTTTGTGGTTTCCCGGCAGCAGAGGCCGCTGTGTTCTGCGGTCTGGCTACAGCTCGAATGCGAGCAGCGGTCTCGCCTATGCGGGCGTGAACAACGCTTCTTCGGACTCGTACACGGGCTGCGGTGGGCGGCTGGCCTTCCGCGGCAAATTCGTAATAGTCGGATAAAGCGGCAAGCGCAGCCACGAAAAAAGCTTCAGAGGGAGAGCCGACGATAGGAGGCTGCTCCCTCTCCCTGCTTTCTCGCGTAAGCGAGTTTTTTATGAGTGATGCAAAATAATTGCAAAAGTTGTAGGATATATCAACTTTAAGTATTACCTTTGCAGCATGAATTCAGAGAGGAAGATATTACTTTACAAAGACTACTTCCTCACGTTCTACCGCTCTTTGGAAATGGGCGCACAGAAGAAGATAGACTATGTGCTTGATGTGCTGAAGATGCAGGAGAGAGTGAGTGAGAAATTTGTGAAGTTCATCAAGGACGGACTCTATGAGATTAGAGCCAGTTACAATGGGAATATATACCGTGCATTCTTCATCTTTGATGAGGGCAACATCGTGATGCTGTTCAACGGCTTTCAGAAGAAAACCCAAAAGACGCCCTCAAAGGAGATAGAGAAAGCACTTGAACTTAAAAAGGAATATTATGCAGCAAAGAAATGACATTAGCAGTTTCGATGCCATTCTTGATGCCAAGTATGGCGCAGTAGGAACTGCAGAAAGAGAAGCGTTCAGAAAGGAGGCAACCAACTATTGTGTAGGTCAGATAATCCTTGACGCAAGAAAGCAAGAGCACATGACGCAATCAGACCTTGCCAAGAAAGTGGGAACAGACAAAACCTATATCTCACGCATAGAGAAAGGCGTGATAGAGCCGGGTGTCGGCATGTTCTTCCGCATCATTGATGCGCTTGGTCTGAAAGTGGACATAGTGCGTCCGATTATGTAAGCAAAAGAACAAAAGGCAGAAAATCCCACGCGCCGCTGTGTTCTGCGGTCTGGCAACAACTCGAATGCGAACAGCGGTCTCGCCTATGCGAACGCGAACAACGCTTCTTCGAACTCGAACACGAACTACGGTGGGCGGCTGAAATTCTTTGGTTAAAATATAATCGGAGGTCTCTGACGTGGCACGAGGATTGCCACAAACAAACTCCGAGGGATTAGAGCCTCGGCAACAGCATATAAATATGGAAAGCCGGAACACGACATTAACCACATGTGGGGAGTGCGCAAGTATCTCCCCACAGGACAGGAAGGCTGTCAATACATTGGAAGAACTATTGGGGCAGGTAGAAGAAAAGACTTCTATCTGTTTTCCGTTATTAGACCTTATCCCCGAAATCATAGCGGACGAGAACATGGAACGCTCGTTCAAGCGTGTCATGTCGAACCTGCACAACGCAGATACTCGCAACGGCCTACGGTGGAGGGAGAATATTGTTATAGACGGAGTGGAATGCACGCCACGCATGGTGCGCTACATGAAACGCAAGGCGGACATCATCGCCATGCTAAAGGCACAGATAGCCAACGGCACATTCCGCATCAAGCACCTTAAATCGTTTGAGACGGCAGACGGCCCGAAGATAAGAACCGTGCAAGCACCGTCCGTTATAGAGCGTGTGGGCAGCAACGCCATCATGGAGATAGTGGAAAAACACCTTGCGCCCATACTGATAGAGAACACCGCAGCCTCGATAGAGGGAAGAGGGCCACACGGATTGTATCACAAGATGCAGGAGGCAAGGCGGAACAATCCGAAACTCATATACTACTATCAAAGCGACTACAAAGGTTACTACGACCACATACGGCATGACCGACTGATAGAGATAATAAAACGCTACATTGCCGACCCAGTGCTGCTGCCCATACTCATAGACTTTGTAAAGGCTCTGCACCCGAATGACAACGTAGGCATCAGCAAGGGACTACGCTCCTCGCAGTTTTTCGGCAACCTGTACCACAACGACATAGACCATGCCATGATAGAGGAATGTGGAAAAGACAACTACAATCGCTTTTGTGACGACATATACATACTTGGAGACAACAAGAAAGAGTTGTGGAAACACAGGGACACCCTGCATAGACTATGCAAACCCTACAATCTGATAATAAAGCCGAGTGAGAAAGTTGCACCCATCAGTGCAGGAATGGACGCACTCGGCTTTGTTGATTATGGGGACTACTCCCTGCTGAGAAAGCGTACCAAGGTGAACGCTGCACGGAAACTCGCCAAGATAAAGTCGCGCAAGAGGCGGCAACAGATAATAGGGTCATTCAAGGGAATGGCTTGCCACGCAGATTGTAAACATCTATATTATACATTAACAGGTAAACACATGAAGAAGTTTTCAGAAATGGGCGTAACCTATACACCTGCTGACGGCAAGAAACGCTTTCCCGGCAAGGTGACACGCCTCGGTGACATCGTGAATATACCGATAGAAATTCACGACTTTGAGACAGGCATAGACACAAAAGAGGGCGAAGACCGCTATTTGGTGTCATTCCGCAATCCAGCCAACTCGGAATGGGGCAAGTTCTTCACCGCCTCGTTGGAGATGAAAGGCATACTTGACCAGATAAGCGACATAGAGGACGGCTTTCCATTCGAGACCATCATCAAGTGTGAGGTGTTTGACGGCAGCAAGCGCAAGTATAACTTCACTTAATGGCAGCTCACTAAAGATAAAAGGCGATGTGCGGTGTGTCGGTGTATCTTTGCAGCGTAACAAATTCATAACGACATGGAGAAGATATACGGCACAACCCAACGGCAAGATGGACTGCAACGCATAGGCAAGAACAAATGGCTGCTCTACTTCGGCTATTACGAGACCGAGGACGGCAACTATGAATACCGCCACACGTTCAGCCGCAAGCCCACGATGGACGAGATAAAGCAGCTTGTCAGAGACACGATAGACGCAGAGACCAAGGACAAGATTGTGAACCGCTTTGAGTATGACGGCATCAAGGTATGGCTGTCGGACGAGAAGCAGCGCAACTACGCATCTTTGGAAAACAACGAGAGCATAGCCTATCCGCTCACGCTGAAACTCAACGAGGAGGCGGACGCAACGCCAGTGTACTACACCTTTGAGACAAGAGAGGACTTCATCAAGTTCAGCAAGGAGGCATCAGCCTACATTCTCAACGCCATCATGGACGGTTGGAAAGAAAAAGACAACATAGACTGGAGCGTGTTTGACCTCCAGTAAGGGAAACGAGAACCTATCAGAGGGACGCAGGAGCAATCTTGTGTCCCTTTTTTAGTGTGCCACAACAGATAAAAGGGAAAGAACCATGCCTGTAAGTAAATTTGCCATGAACTAAATTCTTATTGACATGAAGAAGATTATCAAATGGCTCGGAGCGAGCAACCGATACAAGCACTTTGTTGGCGGTGTGGTGATAGGACTTGGAGCGAACAGCACCTATTGCGCAGCGTATGCAGGAGTGGGCGTAGCCGCAGCCTTGGAACTCAAAGATGAGTTGTGGGGCGGCAAGTGGGATTGGATAGACTTCGGCTGCACGGTGGCAGGAGTAGTTGTAGGACGCTTAATAAGATGGGCAGTATGGCAGTAGTATTCAAACTTTGGAAGTTCGCGGCCATGGCCGTGGGCGGCATGGTAGGCTGGCTTGTGGCAGAATTCAGACCGACATTCCCCTTGATAGCGGTAGCCATCATCTTTATATTGTATGACGCATACACCGCTTTCAAACTCGACAAGCGCGTACACGCAGCCTATCCCGAAAAGACCGACAGGAAGAAAGCAAAGTTTACCTCATTCGCTTTTGGCAAGGTGGTGAAACAGACCATACCCAAGCGGTTGTGGCTGATAGTGCTGGCATACTTGGCGGAGCATTGGGTGTTCATACACATGCAAGTGCCGTTGTCGTATATCCTTACAGGCGTGATATGCTTTGAACAGGCATGGTCGATACTGGAGAACGAGAGCAGCTGCCGACCAGAGGCAGAGCACCGCTTTTGGAAAGCATTGCAGCAAGTGATGGTGGACAAGACGGCAAGACACTTTGACGTGAACCTTGACAAACTAAAAGAAGAGAAAGATGATAGTGTTGATTGACAACGGCCACGGTGAGAATACACCGGGCAAGTGCAGCCCCGACAAGCGGTTGCACGAATACAAGAAAGCGAGAGAGATAGCACGCAGGTTGGTGACCACCCTACTGAGCAACGGGGTGGAGGCACACCTGCTTGTACCCGAAGATACCGATGTGCCGCTTGCCGAGCGATGCAAGCGAGCCAACAAGTACTGCGACAAGTACGGAGCGAAGAACGTACTCCTCGTGTCGATACACCACAATGCCGCAGGAGCGGACGGCCAGTGGAAGAGCGCAGGAGGCTGGTGCGTATATACCTCGCCCGGACAGACGAGTGCCGACCTGCTTGCCACCGACCTGTGGAACGCAGCCGAGGAATGCTTGAGAGACTACATCAGCAGCTTTGACGCACACAAGGCCAAGGGCGACTACGACAGCAAGCAGAAACCCATGCGTGCCGACTGGAGCGACAAAGACCCCGACTATGAGGCACGTTTCTACATACTGCTGCATACCAAGTGCGCAGCCGTGCTGACGGAGAACCTCTTCCAAGACAATAAGGCAGACGTGGAATATCTGTTGAGCGAGGAGGGGGTGCGGAGCATCGTGCAGTTGCACTACAAGGGCATTACGGACTACATCAAACACACGAAAGCATGAAACACGCATTGAGTTTTGTAGGAGGCGTGTTGCTCACGCTCCTGCTTGTGGCACTGCTCTATCCCGAACCCAAGGCTGGGAATGGCCACAACATCATGATCCAAACCGACACCATCATAAAGCGCGACACGATAAGGGACGTGCCGGGAGAACCGAAGTACACCAGCAAGCAGCCAGTCGGAACTGCCGAGGTGAGAGTACCAACGGACTGCATCAAGATGGACGATGCAGCACTGCCACCCATCAGAGCCGACACCGACACGGCAAAGGGTTATGCAAAAGGCATTGCCGCCAACGGTTCGGACAGCGCGACAATAGAGTTGCCCATCATGCAGAGCGTGTATGAGAGCGCGGACTACAAGGCATACGTCAGTGGCGTACACGCACGGCTCGACAGCATCTTTGTGTATCCGCTGCATGAGGTGGTAACCATCAAGGAGAAGCAGCCCCCTAAGCGGTGGCACATAGGCATAACGACCGGGTACGGCATAGGCACGAAAGGAATGCAGCCGTATGTGGGCATAGGATTAACTTATTCAATCATTTCATTCTGATGGAGACGATAACCATACAAGTATTCAAGGACGATGTGTATGAGGAAGTGGCAAAAGCCACGGACTACACAGGTGCGAAACTCATAGACGGAGACGAGAAAGCGCGAGACCGCATACTCGCCACCGACAACGAGCTGAGCGACCTTGGCAGATTTTGGGAAGAGTCGGTGCTTACCACCAACGAGCGGCTGAAAGAAATGCTTGTGTCGGGAACGACCAAAGATGTACAGGTGTCCACCGATATATGGGGTACAAAGGATTTGGCACAACCTAACATAGGTCTGCCAATCAAGCCTGTCATCATGAGGACCGCATACGAAGCAGTGCTGGAAGTGAGCAAGTCGTTTGATAAGGAACTGACCGCAAGTGTGCAGTCAGCCTTGCACAACTTCTTCATTGCCTCAATCATCGGCCAGTGGTTCAAGTTTGCCAACAAGGGCGAGGCAAGCGACTACTTCAAACAGGCAGGAGAGTGGATGAACGGAGCAGAGCGGCTGCTGTACAGCAGGAAGAAACCGACACGCCCGAGTAAGAAAACAACAAAATAGAAAAGAGCATGGCAACAAAAAAGAAAGTGACAGCAACAATTGACATAAAAGAGCTGCTGTATGACATAATGAACGAGACGTATCTGCGAGGCCGCACGATACAGAATGGCGAGAACCACAAGGAAGTGGCGAGCATGTACGCATCGGAGGACGACGAGAACCTCGACAAGCTGCTGCGCTCCATCAAGAAAGGCTTTGCCGAGGTAAAGACAGAACTTGCCGAATACCTTGACGAGGACGGCACGACCACCGACAACAGCCGATATGACGGAAAGAGCGACCTTGAACTGAACTTGACGATGCCGAGCAACTTCAACGAGGCCGCCACGACAGGCGTAGGCGAAGCCATACACGACTATCTGAAGAACACCGCCATTGCGGAGTGGTACATGGTGACCAACAAGGCAGACGCGGAGCAGTATGTGGCACTGGCGCAGAAGAGCCTTGTGAGCATACAGCAAGCCGTAAGCAAGCGGAGCCGCCCGAAACGTCCCACAGAATAAAGAACATGGCCTATGAGTTGCTGTGTGGAGAATGAGGGCAGCACGCTGAAAGTGACACTCACATTCAAGCGCGACCAACTGCTCTACGACATCAAGAACTACGCCTATGTGGAGAGCCATGTGATGCCGCCCGATACGGAACACGCTAAGCACATGGTGGCTGACGTGGGCGAAGAGGGCAATGTGGACCGCATGACAAGAGTGATGGACTTGGGTGTGTCGATGTGCCGTGAGCTGCTCTATCCGTGGGCGAAGAAAGACATCGTGAATACGGAACTGGACGACACGCTAAAGGAGCGGCAACAATACGTTATCGTGATGAACGTGCCGACCACCATGTCGCAGACAACGCTCACGCTTGTGGAAAGGCTGATACATGAATACTTGGTGTGCCGAGGTGTGGCCGACTGGTTGAGCATCACAAATCCTGCCAAGAGTGAGACGTGGCTTGCCAAGGCAGCGGAGGCCGAGACGGAGATACGAACCGCCATTCATTCGCGAATGGAACGGACACGGATAAGGCAACACTTCTTGGACTGATACCGAAAGACAAGAGCCGAGGTGCATCACGCATCCCGGCTCTTTTCGTTACCTAAAAAAACAATCTTAACCTAAAAACTAATGAACCTAATAATATCTTTTGGCCATAATGGGCTTGCTTGGCTCATTGGGCTTTATTTCATCGTGGTTGGTTGTTCTGCCGTGGTGTGAACTGCACGGACGCACCGAAGATATTTTCATCGACACCCAAGGTGGCGACACCTGCAATGCGGAAATACTTGTAAGGCGAGCCACGGAAACCACGTAGATAGTGGTCTTTGCTTGACCATACCAAATACCAGTTGACCAAATCGCGCGAGCCATAGAGAGCCGTAGCGACATTGCCCTTACGGAAGAAACCACGCTGAATGATGCAGTCAATTGTTTTAAGGACGTTGGCCGCTTCGAGTTTGAGAGGGCGCGTAGTATAGAGGCACTTGACAGATTCGGCCTTTGGCACAGAGAAGTTGAGGACGGCATTGTTTGCGTCCACCGCCAACGCATCGGGATAGGAGTTGAGGTGTGAGGAAAGGCGAGAGAATATCATGCCCCATTGCTGCGTCTTGAGAGAATAGACATAAGCGTAGGTGACGCTTTGCGCATAGACGATGACGCGCTGATGCACATAGTCGTAAATCATCTGACACTTCTTTAGGAACTCCGTGAACGGCAGTGTGGGCAAGCACTTGTCGGTGGCTGGCTCATGGCCGAGCATGGCGTGCAGCTTAGTGAAGCCCGGCAACTGCGTAGCGTCAAAGGGATATTCGGAATTGATAGCTTCGGATATGCACTGCGTCTGCGAGCCGCTGATGAGCATGATGCCCCGGTCGGTTGGGAAGAGAACGGCAGAGTCGAGTTGTGTGATGCCATCGGGATTGATGCAGACATCGCGCGTGATGGGTTGGCGAGCGGAGTAAGTGCCTGTGCTTGACACCTCCAACGCCCATACGCCCTCGGTGGTGAAAGCGTAGAGAGGGAACTGGCCGAACTGACCTTGCGAGAGAGCTTTGGCTGCGGAACAGATGCCCTTTATCTCGCCTGTACCAACGGTGTTGATGCCGAGAAGAGGGAAATAGAAAGGGTTGTTGACTTCGGAGGTGTAGATTTTGTTGGGTACGTCAATCATACGGTCGACAATATTTGATACCGTTGGAACAGAACCTTTCTGTTCGGGATTGTCCCAACCGCCAAAATAGAATGAACCATTAAGGAAACCATGCTGTTCAAGTTGCACCTCGTATGGCATACCCCAAACGAACCACTTAACAATAACAGCCTTGTAAGCATTGACATTCGGATAGAATATGAACAGCATTGGAGCATCATAGTTGCCCATTTGATATGCATCCCCTCTTACAATAATATCCCTGCCGTCCTGCTTGATGTAAATGTATACAGAATAGGCAGCTTTGTCGTCAAAGTATGTAGGGGTAATGTGGTCATCATTCCAATTGCCGACATATCCATCTGTATAACAAAATACAGATGCCGCATTGTAGCCAGCAAACAACATTTTCTTCATGTTCGCAATGTTGAGGCGTGAGTTGTAGGCAAACGCATAGCGAGGAATGAGCGTGTCGTGGCTGTCATAATCGTCAGTCATAACCTCGCGAGTTACCAATGACTGAAGATAATCCTCTTCGATGTTGAGCAATGTGCGTGTGGTGGTGAGTGCCTCAATCTTTATGCTTTCGAGCAGGTAAAACTGCGATGTAGATTTGATGTCCTCCTTAACAACATCAACCGATCTACGCGGCAAAATCAAACGCCCGGCAGGATAAGTGAGGTTTGTAGGGTCGAAAGTGAACGCATAAAGTTTGTTGAACGTATGCTTTTGATAGCGCAATGGATATGTAGTGGTAGATGCTGCTTGATTAGTATGCTTGCACACACAATAAGAGTCAATGTCGGATGATTGTGCAAACCGTTCACACTTTCCGTTCTGGTCGTAGGTGTAGATAGGCTTAGAACAAAAAATATCAACGGAGCGCACAATGTCTTTCCAATTGGAGAGATTGTCTATGTAGGACTGTTCAATAACCGCATAATCCAACTTATGCACCATGCCGACAACACGCATCGTAGCATCTTTGTAAGACCCCTTACCCTTGATATGGTTCCAAAAAACCTGTGGTGAGAGGTCGGAAGATGCAATCATTAGAATGGGTGCGGAGTGCATAGTCAGTGTGCCGTCATACAGGCGATAGGCATAACGGACAAAGAACGGATAGATGAACCGTCCCTTATTGGTGCTCTCCTCTGCAATGAACTTATTGACCTTGGCCAATACTTGGTCTGTTATCTTAGTCTTGTTGTCGTCAGAAAACTCTTTCCAAATGTCGCCCTCGCTGATGCCGTTGAAACTGATAGAGAACTCGTCTGTGCGGACTAATTCTCCCTGCAAACCAAATGACAGCGGACATTCTGGAATATGCGAGCCAAGATACAGGTAGCCTGTGGAGCCGCCTTTCCACAGGTAGTATTGCATACCATTCCCGGTAAGAAAAATTAGCGTATTGCCAACTGATGTAATCTTTATGCAACTGGAAACATTGCCAATAGAGACAATCGTATCTGGCTTTCCTTTGTCGAACCAACTATAAGCGTTGCCATTGGCCACTATGTAATGTGTGAAACTTGACGTCTCGTGAATGTACACGCAACTGCCTGTTTCGGCAGCAAGCTGTACCTCAACAGACGGAGGCAGGACTGGCTGCAAAGCACCATCTTCGGGCAGCAGGTTGATGGACACGGCAAGAGAGCCGTCAGAACATTCGTAGTCGGACGGCACGGCAGAAAATCCGCTGTATTTGATTTCTTGGTTCATAACGGCATTTTATAGATTATGGGGAGGTACACTTCACCATTCCGCATTTCCTCCTTGCCCACCATGAAAGAGGCACGCTGCTCACGGATGCGGCAGTTGTCGAGCATAAGCCGACACAGCATGACGGAGTTGGCGCAATAGTTGCGCGAGCCTTTCTTTGTGGGGTAACACTGGGCAATGTGTC